CGCCTATCAGAGGCTCATTCGCGGAGGATACTAGTCTGTAGCCGTTCCTGTCATACCTTGCTTCCCACTGGCTGCGGTTGAAGCTGCCGCTCACCTTCATGGGCTCCAGCAACGGGTCCTCGATCGGGGTGTTGTTGCACCTGCGGTTCCTGCCGTTCTCCGCGTTGTTGTTGAACTCCTGCTCTACCTGGTAGTAGGCGGAGGGATCTCCCTCGACCGGCTGGTGGACTCTTACGCTCATCTTCGGGGAGCACCAGCACCATGGGTCAGACCCCGTGAACCCTGCCAGACTGAAGGTGCTGCCGATGGTGGGCAGGCCAACCGCGTTCATGATCGTGACGGGTCCGTCTGCCACGTCGGCCTTGACCAGGTGAGTGATCTTGTAGGTGCGGAACCCGTCCTCGTCCCGACCTGCCTCCCACGACCAGACTCCGCCGACTACTGCTGCTGCCATGTCATTTGCTCAGGTTCGCCACGTTGACCACGTTGTTCCCTCTCGACTTCTCGATCGAGACAAGCTCCTTTATGCCTGAGACAATTCGATCAATACCCCTTGATACAGCGTTGCCCTCTTCCTTTGGAGGAATGCCCTGCTGATCCAATGGTATGGGAGTCATCCCGGCGGTGTACTCCCGCATGAATCTGTCGTACTCGCTGGAGTTGGTCAGCACCGCGTCGAACTGCTGCCCCAGGAAGTCCGCCGTATACTCCTTGTGCGCCTGACCATAGACGTCAGCTAATGCTTTCTCATAAGCCTTTGCTCCACGGATACCCTCACCGAAACCTCCCAGTTCAAAAGATCGTTTTAGTCGAGCTTGACTCTCTATCACTCGATCAAGAGGTTCTTTGTACTTCTCCTGTGCCGCTGCTCCTTCCTGTACATACTTCATCACCAGAGCTTGTGCAGCGTTCGTCTCAAGAAGTTTTCGCTGCTTGTCTCCCTCAGTAGCAACTAAGTCTTTGTTGGCTTGTGCCCACAAGGCATATGCCTTAGACACCTCTATCGCAGACTGCCTCTCGATGTCCATGGGACTAGCAGCTGCCCTAACTTCGGACAGAAAATACTCGTGTTCAACAGCGGCTCTCTTGAGAGACTCACTGAATCGAAATGTCTCTTCTCGTAGAGTTTGAACGCCGGCTAGTCTCCCTAACTCTGCGGCTTGCGACTCCGTCTTTCCCTCCATCACTGCTCGATCATGGGCCTCCTGCCGAGCTAGTATTACACCCAGCATCTCTGTTCGACTGATCTTCTCATTGAGTAAGTTTACCTCCCTGCGATAAGCATTTTCCACGTTCTTTGCATCAGCCACTCTTAGATCTGCTGCGATCTTGTTGGCGATAGATTCACGAGTGGAGTTAGCCTCACCGGGGACATTTCTGCTACGAAAGGCTTCTTCCAGCTCATGGCCAGGTTTTGCCATAGTCCTGGATCGCTCAATCTCGTCCCTGGCATTTTTTGCCTCGACGTTCATTTTCATAGATACGTCCAGAGCCTTCTCTAGATTGGACACCTCCTGGTTTTTATTGTCCGCGTACTCTCTTCCAGAGAATGATGCCAGGTCATAGGCGATTTGCTCGTCATGTAGAGATTTAGTGTACCTTGTAGTCACCTCAATCTCGTGAGCCTTCGCTGCGGCTGTTTCTTGCAGAGACTTTATCCGGTCAGCCGCCTGTTGCGACTCTAAGGAAGCAGTCCTGGTCTCCCAGTTAGTTACTAGGTTCCAGCCTCCCTTGAATATGTCTCCTGCCAGTGTCCCTTTAGACAGTTCCTGCTTTTCTTTCTCATGCTTGCTAGTTAGCAGCATCTCTGCTTGCAGAGTTGTCGCTAGGAGGTCTTTCCTCTTCTCGTACTGGTCTCTTGCAAAGCTGGTCGTCTCTTGTATAGATCGTCTCTCTGCCATGAACCAGTTACCACCCACAGAACTAGTTGAAATCTTTTGTCCCTCTTTCAAAACTTCCTGATACTTTTCTTCTGCGGCTGCCGCCTCTCTAGACGCCTTACCCAGAGAGTAGATGTAAGAAACCCCGACGGAAGCAGCAGTAGCCAGCAATGTCAAAGGTACTACAAGAGCTGACGTAGCTACACCGAGGTCAGCCATTTTTGCTCCAGCGGCTGCTGCAGAGTTTGCCTCAGCAGACGTCAACGTAATGACCTTGGCAGCTCCTGTCATCATGGCTTCATTCACTGGTGTTGCCAGCGTGGCTGCTCTCGCAGCAGCCTGTTCTGCAGTGATCGCGGCAGTTGCAGCGGATACCGTGGCTGAGTAAGCAGCCCAGGTCGGTATACTCTGCGAGGCTGTTACAGTTAGAGCCTCCGTAGAAACATTTGCCGCCAGCGAGGCAGAAGCAAGTTCTGTCTCTGCTGCAGAGGAGGCTAGAGACGCAGCGAGATTAGCTCTTGAAGCAAGGATACGATCCGCAGTAGCCAAAGCTACTGCTTCTTGTTCTGCGGCCAAGTTTGAGGCTGCAGCTGCTGCGGTAAGATCAGTAGTTGTCAGTATAGCTTGAGACCCAGAACTACCTTTCATCGCTTCAGAGATCCTAGCCAGCGTATGTAACGTCTGCCCAGACATGCTACCTAAGACGCCTAACTGAGAAATGACACCGCCAATCTCAGGGTTGAGGAGCCCGATACCCATCCCGAACTTAGAGACAAGGTGCCCTGTCATTGACAGGGTTCTTCCAAAACTTCCCGTAGCAAAGTCAAATTGAGTCAAGACTTGAGTAGTCTTTGCAGCTTCCTGGTTCAGGTCAGATAGCGAATCTCCAGCCAGATCCGATGTGCCCGACTGCCTCAACTGCTCGTTATAATTCTTGACACCCTCCATAGTTGTACGATAACCCTTGTCATCGCCGACGATCCTCACCACCAGTCGCTCGATCTCAGTCTCGGCAGCCAAGGGTCTACCTCCTCACGTTGAGCCAACCACACCACTTCGCCTTCGATCGCCTCGTCGCCTCTTCCCGGTCGACAGGCCCCTTAAGCTGCTGATGAGCTACTAGCCTCATCTGCTGCATATCCACCCCGGATGGGTCTTCGACCCAACTGCGTCGAACCTCAGCCGCGATCTGCATCAGGTAGTGGTTCATGAGAGACGGCTTCTCGATCTCCCTCTCTCGTTCTTGCCTGATCCACTCTAGCCTCGCCTCGAACTCCCTGTGAGTCATGGACTCCATCATCTCGACGAGGGGTCCGCGGTGGCGGTAGCGATCGGCCAGCATCAGCCAGTCATCGTACCGCCTCACGAGTTTTTTACGTCCTGCTCCTTCTCCTTCGCCTCTGCAAGCTGCTTCTCGATCAGCTCCTTCTGCTTCTCCAGCGACTGCACCGTCTCGTCCAGCCCACTGATCTTCCTGGCCCTGGTGTAGAGGGCAGTCTGGACTCGGCTGGGCAGTCCCCGTATCCAGGACTCTGGAACGGGCTCGCCGTTCTTGAACAGGCAGAGAGAGACCAGCAGCGGCTCCAAGTCTGCGATGTCATGCACCCTCGCCAGTTTTCCTTCTTGGTACTCATGGCAGGCGATTCGTGCGTTGTCGTAGCGGACTCTCGCGTGGCCGCTGGTCTCTCTCAGGACGTACTCCTCCCCGCCGAGGTAGACCTTCTCTTCGATCGGGGCAATGTCGTCAAATCGTAGCTCGGTCATCTCTCGCTCCTCTTATCGTTAGGCACCAGTGCCGGACCCAGCAACCAGGACAGGGACCGTCTCGACCCCGCTGGCGTTAACGTTCGTCGGCACCAGGGTGATCCTGGCGATGGGCATCTTCCCCTCCTCCATCGCCTCGGGCACGAACTTCTGCAGCAGTCCCCACCAGGTCAACGTGGCACCGTCAGGGAACGTAGTGACCATCGACTGGTTGACGTTGACGGCAGCCTTGATCGTGTCGTAAGCGGTGGGATCATACCCGACACTGATCTCCTGGGGAGTCAGGGTGTAGAGATGCCTTCCGGCAAACGTTCTGACGTCCACGTTGCGCATCGTGGTAGTATTGATCGGCTCCCCACCGTCGATCCCAGGAGGTTGGACAGTCACCTCGTAGAAGGTGACGCCAGCCCCAGTCATGGTGATGGTAGTAGGAAAACCATCCCTCAGTCTCTCTACGATTCCAGCCATAGATTTTCTCCTCTGTCAAGCGATCTGCCGTAGAGACACCACGGCGTTGAGAGTAAACAAGAAACGACTCGTGGTCGGCTCCCTGCCCAGTGAGATGGGGCCGCTCTTCCTGGTAACGGCATGCACGACGTACTGACTCCCACCCACCGTGATGATCTCGTTGTGAACAGACTCGTCCAGGTAGGCTCTGACCGCGTCCGCTTTGGCCCAGGTCGTCGGCTGGTCGATGCCCCTTATCTGCACCATGACTCCTCGGTGCTCTGCAGTTTCTCCAGTCTCCTGCAAGCGACCCTGGGTCACTCCGGCCGTGTCATATACTGTCATCAGGTCGTCGGGCAGGTCCGGCTCGTCAGAGGCGTAGATCGGCCACGTCAGACCCAGCGAAGGGTTCGTCCCCAGGCTGCCGGAGACGAGCAACCAGCGAATGACGTCTGCGGGAGAGTGAGTCAGTGAGGTGCTCATCCGCCTAAGTTCTTTCTTCGCTGCTGGACCTTCTTGAGTCTCTTCTTCAGCTTGTTGACCTGCAACCGATGTCTGGCTCTCTTCTTCTTCTCCGACTCCCTTTTCTTCTTCTCCGACTCCCTTTTGGCCAATCGCCTAGCGGCACCGGCCTGCCACCTCTCCCCCTGCTTCTGCATCCTGTCGAGCAGTCGACCCTCGTTGGCTGCGATCACCGACTGCAGCTCGTCTTCCCTGGCGGTGAAGGCACTCGCCCTCAGGTTCCCGGTGTCGACGGGGACGATCTCCTGGCTGTTCCTCTGCAACTTGAGTCCTGCGACGTACAGTGCAGGCAGCAGCTTGGCACCCCCACGTAGAGCCTTCGAGACGATCGACCCCAGCTCGTTACCCATCTCCCTAGCCGGCTGCTCCAGGAACTTCATCTGCTTTCCTGGGCTGTGCTTCGCGGGCACCTCATGCACGTAGACGGCGTAGTTGGCGGTGTATCCTACGACGACGCTCGGGGTTCCCTGAGACCTGTACTTGTCCTTCAGCTTGTCCAGCTTGCTGGACAGTCGATCGAGATTGTTTATGGCAGGCATCAGATGACCTCTTCGCCCAGGACGTCCAGCAAGGCATAGGGGGTCGTCGCGGTGGTCGCCACCGTCAGCTCCGCCCACTCTCCCTCTTCCCCACGCCTCACTAGGTACTTCCCCCCTGGCTTCATGTTCTTGAACGTGACCAGCCCGTCAGAGGCCGATGTTCTTGACCTGATCTTCGAGTCGAAAGACTCCCCGTAGGCCAGCACGTCCTTGACCCTGCACTGGACGATCGCACCTTCCTCCGGCTCACCCTCTTCATCATAGCAGTAGTAGTATCCTGTCACGAATCCTGGGTTGCTCGCGGGGACGACTACGGCAGAGAGGGAATAGGTGTGCGTCTCATCCCCGTCCACGACCAGCGTCGTCGGGGTGAATGTGTAGCCGGAGTGTGAGATCGCCACGCTCCACGTCCCGTCGTCCAGGGAGAACGCAGTCACGCCGGACACGTTCGTCGGCAAGGCGTAGGTCTCTGTCCCCTTGGTGACTCTGACTGTGGCACCCTCGACGACGGTGGTGCCGTCATTCACGGTGATAGTGACCGACCGGGCCCCAATCCCAGCCAGTCCTATGACCACAGCCGTAACCTGCGAAGTGGTGGCCAGTCCGGTCATCGCCGTCGCCAACTCGCTGTTCGTCGGTAGATCATCAATTGCATCAGCAATAGCCGCAACTGACATAGCTGTAGCCAGCCCTCCGATCGCCGTCGCCATCTCGCTGTTCGTCGGCAGGTCGGCGATGGCCGTGGAGATCGTCGTCGCCGTGAGCGGGTACGCGGTCGAGTTGTCGAACGTGGTGGCTTTAATTGCGCCAGCGCTGATCGAGGCGACGTTTATCGAATCCATGGCAGGGCTGATTAGCGTTAGAGTTCCATTTGCTGATACGCTATTTTTCGCATCGTTGAATTGCGTCCCTGCAACAAGCACATCCCCATAAGGTTCGACGCGAATATCGTAGGACACCGATCCTGCGCCAGTGCTGGTGGAATGAATTGTCACACCTTCAAGATGAATCCGACCGCCAGACTGCGCCGCACCTCCCGTCATGGTGTGAACGGCCATTGATTCAACCGATGCATTGTATGCGGCGATAATCCCACCATTTATTACGACAGGACTTCCCGACTCGCTCGATGCGACTCCCCACGCATATTCGCCAGGACCGTCCCACGTCGAACCTTCGACGTTGCTCCCCTGAGTGGAGACGAATCGTCCATTCGTGACCTGCACTAGGAGGTCCGACGCATACTGATTGAATCCTTCAACGCCTCCGATAAACGTGCTATCCTCGATATACAGCACGTCACCGACTGCGCTTGAATATGACATTCCCCAGTCCGGTGGATAGGGTCCGTTCGGCCCGATGCCAATGGCGCAGTCCCACCCCTTGACGAACAGACGCCGCAGTGTGACGCCCTGGTGTGGCCCGTCCGTAGCGACCCAGCCCACCACCGTGTGGTGTGTTCCATCGTTCGCCGTGGCCAGCAGAGACATGTCGGCTATTTCCGTCATGTCGCCCGGTGTGTAGGTGGCGAACTCCGCGCCAGTTCCGCCGTTGCCATACGATGATGTCAACACTGTAGAGCCCCTTCCGAACCCGTGGAGCGACACGTCGTCCGGAATGGCCAGCTTGTTCGCGCCGATGTCGTGAACACCTGGGCCGAGGACAATCACCGAATAGGCCGCTGCCGCTTCAATGACGGTTTTGGCAGTCAGTTGTGCCCGATCCCAGCTATGTCCGTTGTGTGCGTCGCTCCCGTCGACGGCGATATATTTCTTGCACGGTCGATGCACGTCGACTAGTGCAACGTAGGACGCCGCGCCGGTGCAAGCCACGCGAACCTGCTTCACGCCACACGTCGTCCACTCATCGGCCCCAATGTTCAGCCAGTAGTTTCCATTGCCTTGCTCTTTCCAATCGGCCTCGGCAACGCTATAGCTAGTTTCGCTGGTGTCACCCTCCGAGCCAAAACCAACTGTGATGTCTGTGTACACTTTCCCCGTGACAGCCACATTGGCGTCAGACACCAGTCGCACGGGAATGTAGCCGTCCGTTTGTTTCCAGCCTTCAAGCATCAGCACGCCCCTTGGTACTGCCAGCCGTACTGCCAGCCGTGTTGCGATTTGTCGATGAATGGGTACGTCAGCGTCGGCCCGGTCGTCGCAGTGGCCCCGTTGTTTGTCACGCTCAGCGGCACGACCAATTCCGTGGTGTTGTCTAGCAAAGGCAGGTGCCATGCCTTGCTGGTTGGATACCACAACAGACTTTTGCCACCAGCCACCGCCGATATCTTGTCCGTATCCCACGCCGCATCGTACTTGCCAATGTCCGCCAACTCCCCACCAAACATACGTGCCGCAAGCAGGTTCTCCGGCCCGCCTATTTTCAACGCGGCAGACCGATCGACCGTGTCTACCGTCGCGTCTGTCTCCGAAGCCACCTCCGAACCGCCAATGTACATCTTGCACGTCGTACCGTCTCGCACAATCGCAACATGCTGCCACGCGGTAGACGTTCCGGGAGTGGTGGACGACGTGATTAAAAATGCGTCGCCGGCGGCGTCTCGTAAGTAGAATCGCAGCTTGTTGGCGAACGTGGCCTCACTCGCCTCGCCGATAATCAACACAAAACCAGAAGCCGAGGAATAGTTCCCCCAACCCAACAAGGTGCGGTGAGCAGAGCCGACGTTCTCCGGCAGCCGGAACCACGCCGACAGCGTGAGCGCCGTGCCGAGCGACAGTGCGGCGTTGTCCGCGATGGACAGGTTGTCCGATTCGGCTTTGGTGAAGGCGTAGGCCATGTTTACGATCCAGATGCAAGCAGTTTCACAAGACCACTCACGATCCCACCGCTGATCCCACCGCCGATTCCGCCAGCCCCCACCATGATCCCGATGAGCGTGCTGAATCGCACTTCCATCTTGCGAACGCGAGGCTCTAGCTCTTTGATCGGGCACGTCTTGGTGTGCTCTTCGATGGCAAGCTTCGCCGCCAGTTGTGCGACTTGCAGCATGTATTCAGGAAGCTCGACTTCCACGTTTTTATTCGACACCACCATAGCTTCCATTCCCTGCTACTTGCTTCGCTTCTTGCCAAGCCCCTTGAGAATCATCCTCCACGCCATCCCACCTACGATTGAGAGTCGCTTCGACGCGAAGAACCATGACCACTGAAACAGTTCTCGAGCCGCCTCCCAAGCGTCACGCCACGGGTGGCGGGGAGACGGCATCCTTGCAGCCCTACGCACGTCGTCCTGCGCCTTGGCGATGGCCTTCTCTCGCGCCATGGCCATGGCCTCAAGCTCTTTCATCCGCTCAATCGCAGCCGAACGCAACGGCGGGATGTTGCAGCGGCACTTTCCGTCTCGGCAGGTCATAGCCACTCCTCTACGTACTTGCGATAGAGTGCGTCGATCCGTTCCCGCTTTCGCCTGGACAGTTTTGGGCAGCCCAGGCAGTCCGCGACGTAGTCAAAGTCCCAGCCGGACACGCGGCCGCTGTTGTCCTGTTGAAGCATCCCTTCGATCTTCCGTTGCGACTCTGCTTGGACGCTCATTGCGTCACTCCATGACGGGCGGAACCGGAGTCGTGTTAGCCTCGATGGCCTCTTCGAGCTTCACACGGTTGCTGTTGATCGCCTCAAGGATCTGCACTCCGACTTCAGCCGGGATCGTGTTGTCGTTGATGAGGCCCTGGATGAGAGCCAGGAACGAGTCGAGCTTAGTCGTCTCGGCTGTGACCGCGTCGAGAATCTGCTGTGCAATAGCCATGATCTTGTCTCCTTGGATATGTAGGTTGTCGAGTTTCAGTAAGATCTCATCACACTTGCGGGAGGTGTTTCCGAACCAGCACATGAGGCTACTCCGTGATGGTCAGCGTAGAGCAGATTCCATAAGCCTCGTCGAACACACCCTTGTCCCCTGTCAGTTCGATGATGTCGTTCTCGTCGTGGCTGTTACGAATCTGCCAAACCATGCTGTACTTCTCGGATGAATCCCACTTCACTCCGCAGCACTCCAGCGCATGTCCCCACCAGTTGTACGCGATGTAGATGGGAGTACCAGTTGCCAGGACAGAAACTGAGTGCTGAATCATCGACGACCGACTGCGGTTGTCCAGGTCCCACACGTCGCCCAGCCTGTACTTCAGGGCGTTTTCTTCCCAGCCGGCTAAGTACTTCCGGTAGGCCAGACTGTGGATGTCTGGGGTGAAAGACATCTCGCAGATGCCACGCTCTCTGGCACCACGAATTGCGTCCTCCAGGTAGTTCCCTTCATCCTTCCAGTTGACAAGCCATCCGAGACTGACGGGAGAAAGAACATAGATCGGTTTGCCTTCGCGTGCTCGGCAGTCCATGAGAGCCGCAGTCAGCCCCCACGTCCAGCAGTAGCCCAAGCCGTCCTGATTCCACTGGAATCCAGCCGGTGCCCAGGTGTCACGCTGGTGGTAGACGGGGAAGATTTGCTCTTCGTGGCACCTCTCGATGACAGACTTGAAGTCATCCTCATCGACCAGTTTGTCAACCTCCTCGCCAAACGGTTTGATGCCAGGTGCCCTGCCGTATAGTGTCCTCCTCGGAAGAGCCCCACGCTTGAAGTCACCGCTGACCCCGACTCGCTCCGTCAGGAGTCTCATGTCGGAATCACTGTCCAAGTTGAATCGTGGAATCATGGCTTGGCCCTCTCTTGAGAGGTGTTCTCCAACAGCTTTAGAAGATCGGCAGCGTTCTCCGGCAGAGGAAAGTCCTGGATCGTCCCGCCGTCCTTCGGTGCCAGTGCGACTCTTGGCATCGACTTACCCTTGACGGCCGAAAACCACTGGGCGAGTCCTGTTGCACTAGAGACTGATGGGACTGATTGCACGTCGTAGGAACCGACGAAGGTGTGGCCCTTCTCAACGAGCGACTTGCGAAACTTGAGGCCCTGGAGCATGGAGAGCTGCGCCGGTGCATAGTTGTCGAGGTCATTGGAGTTGTGGAAGAAGACGATCTGCCATCTCTGGTCGGGGGGCGGAGGAGGAGGCGGCGGTGGAGGAGGAACGGGGCCGCCTCCTATCGTCACCACCGAGCCTGCGTAGCTCATGTTCCCTTGGACGTCCACCACGGTCAAGAACACGACGTACTGCCCTGGAACGCCGGTGAAGGCGATCGTGGACGTGACGTTACCAGATACCCTTCCCTCGAACATGAGGGCGTGGCTGCCGGACTGGTCGATCACGACCCAGGTATGCGTCTTTCCAGGCGTCCTGGTCGACGCGATGACTAGGCTGTGATCGGCGACGCTCGACGGGACGGTAATCTCAGCAGACAGGGCATCTCTTGCCACGGCAACCAGGGCGAGGCTTAGGAGCAGGAGGGACAATGATCGTGTCAGTCGTCTTGCAGTCATCGTTCACCTCAGGGGCGCAAGGGTCAGGAACTACGGTGGCAGGAGCGCAGGCTGACGGAGCACAGGCGCTCTCCGCATGACGTTCGGCCTTTCGAGCCTGCCGCCGTTCAGCGCGGCGATCGTGGCCGTTGGCGAGAACGTGGAGCGGCAGGGCGACCACCTTCGCAACGAGCCGCACAGAGCCCCCGGCTACTCGCTTAGTCTGGCAAGCGTCGGCCGAGGTAGTCAGGACGAAAGCGACCAGGACGGCCGCGACGGTGAGAAAGAATCGGTTCATGGGTTTACCTCTTGAGTGAGAGACGAGAGACGCGGCGGAGTCGAGGTCACACCGCGTCCCTCCGTTCGTTCAACCGAAGAACGTGATCAGGGTCATGATGATCTGGAGGATGGCCGGCAGGTTCTCGGTGAGCCACTTCAAGAAGGCCGCCCAGTCCATCGCGGTCGCACGGGAGACGCTGTTCGCCCGCTTGTACCTCTTGACCAGCATGGCAGTGACCAGTGCGCCCATGACGGGGCTCGTCGCCAGAAAGTTGGCGACCCGGGTACAGTCACTGACGTGATTAGCATCGACACCTGCTACCTTGCCACCACCGATGGCGAGAAAGCAGTCTTGGACGGACGTCAGATTCAGTTTGGCAGCTTCGCTCATAACACACCTCCTAGGAGAATTGATTTACACGATCATCGGTAGAGTGTCGCTGTGCCGAGTCAGGGTAATCGTCCTCTGAGTAACTCGGTTCTTGATGTCTGGGGTGAAGTCGGACCCAGTCACCTTGTACAGTTCTGTCAGGGTGGCCGGCAGATCCTGCAGCCTTCCGTGCCACAGGATGCTGTTGACGTCTACGTCTCGGTCTACGTAGACAGTCGCCGGCCTAGCCTCGACCACGTTCTGCGGGTCAGTAGACTGCTGCCTGGAGTCCTCCCACCGGACTCTCATCTCCACCGGGGCGGAGACTCCGCTGCGACCATATCCTCCCACCGTGGAGGCGGCCCACAGCACGGCATAGTCGTTCAGGCAGCGAACCTCAGGAGCTGGCATCAGGTAGCCCTCTCGTCCTCGTCTAGCTGGTCGTCTCGGACTTTCCCCAGCCAGGACGCCGACGCCTTGGGCCTCAGGGTCTGGTCGAGGTTGACTAGCAGCCCAGAGCTGTCTAGCCGCTTCGCTTCCTGCCCGTACTTGGTGGAGTCGAACCCCATGTCCGTGCGGCCCTGAAACTGGCCGCTGGCACCTCCTGTGGAGCGACTCTGGGTGATCTGGTCGGCATGCTCATAGTAGTGAGCGGCCAGCCATCGCTCGATCAGCTCGAGCCTGACGGCAGAGACGGAGGAGTCCTTCAGGGCGACGTCGTCCACGAGGGATGAGGCCGTGTCAATGAACGGCACCAGCGACGTGGTGCCATCATAGTGACCGCCCAGTATCCCCCGGACGTTTCCCTCTGTAGTGCGTACAGACATGGTCGCTCCTCCAGTCCTTCGCTAGGTGCCCACTGCGGCTGATCGAATCGCCTTGACGGCATCCTCCACGGTGGCGTTGGTGGGCAGGTTGATCCCCTCCTCCTTGGCCAGCTTTCGCAGCTCTGACAGGCTCATCTTCTCCAGCCCGTCGTCGGGGACCGGGAGGACGGGGGCACCGAACATCCCGTTGCCGTCGTCGTAGGGAACCTCTCGCTCCTGACGCTTGATGAGGTCGAGAGCCTGCTTGGCCTTGTCCGTCGCCGGGCTGGCGTCGTAGATCCGCTGGAACTTGGGTCCCAGAGGCCCGAAGCAGTTGAGCTTGCGAGCTAGATCCGTCTTGCTCTCGACGATCTCACCGATCTCGTAGACGACCTGCCTGCCCGCCCAGGGATGCCCCTCAGGGTACTTGCCCTCCGCGTGGTTGCCCCTCAAGACTCGAAACTTTAGTCCCATCGCAGTCGCTCCTCTTTACCGGAGGTTGATATGGCTCCCCGCCGAGCTCGGTAAACACCCGGCGGGGAGCACTGACACGGGAGGTAACTCAGCTCGTGGTGGCGTGTAGGATGCCGCACCGGGCGTTGAAGTCGCTCCGGAGTCGCGGGACTTGGATGCACATCACCTTGAAGTTCAGACGCATGCCCCCGACGCTCTCCCACTGGACCGTCGTGATGTCCATGCCGTTGATGGCCTGGCATACGTCCGGGGTCATCTGCACCATGATCATGGTGAAGGGATTCGTCGTGGAGGAGAGGAAGTCCAGACGCTTGACGTCCTGCACCCCGTCAATCTTCTTCAGACGCTCGCGGAGTGTTTGGGTGGGAGCCGCCATGCCCGTCGTGGCGAGGGCATAGTAGTCCTGGTCCAGGTACTCGTCCCAGTCTGTCGAGTGGTAGAGCATGTAAGGACCGTAGAATCGCCCGTCGATGAGCTGCTGACGCATGGCGATCACGTCGGCGACTGTGGCGCTGGGATTGGTGCCGGTCGGGGTGGTCAGGTCGGTCTTCGTCAGCCGGTCGGGATAGTTGAGGTACCCGTAGACCTGGTTGTAGCGAGTCCCGGCCGAGCCGCTCGCGCCGCCCGTGCCGTAGCCGTAGCCGCTGGCGTAGGGGCCCTCGCTGCCACGGAACCCAGTCTCCACGCCGATGAGTGTCTTCTCGACCATCTCGGCGACACGTCGACCAGCGGCCTCGCCCATCGCCGTGTCCAGCGGGGTGCCGTTGTTGCGGCTCTGGGCCAGCTTGCGGCTGCTGAAGTAGAAGTCGCTGTGGGTGATGGGCAGCGGCGTACCTTGAAGGCGGAAGAGCGGAGTGTCCGTTCGCCCTTCGGTAAGGCCGTCCATGTCGACGATCGCCTCTCCGGGGTCAGACATCGTCTCGTACTCGAGCGTCTCTTTGGCCATGGCGTTGAACCCGCCGTAGCTGTTCGCGGCGGCAAGGTCCGCCCAGGCCCGGAGGCGAAGACGAGCAGCTCGCAGCACGACCTGGTCGAGCTGGATCCACTCCTCCTTGCGGAGCGTGGTGGCGTTGAAAACCGGGCTGTAGATGCCCTGCTGCATGAGGTTGCTCACGAGCACCTCGCGCCGTTCAGGCATGTACCCGTCCCCGTGCTTGTTGGGAACCATCTTCCCTGTGTTGATCGTGACGGCCCGCTGACCGCGACGGTTGAAGTACGGTTGCATCATGCCGGGGTCGTAGTGGATGTTGTTCAGCATCTCCCCCACGGGTCCCTGACCCTGGCCGTTGAACACAAAGTCCGTGAACATGTCTCTTTTCTCCTCTTCTTGACGAGGTTGGGTTCTTCTCTGATCTCAATGACCGGTGTACATGCACCACGTCAAGGTACCGGCGGCGGTAACGTCCGTCTGCGTCTCCAGAGACTGGAAAGGCTCCATCTCCGGAGTGTTCGCCGTGGCGATCAGCAGGCCAGTGCCGTCCACCGGGATAAGCAGGTCCCCGATGGCGATGCCGTCGCCCGTGCCAGTGCCTGCCGCGCTGACCAGCATGTTCAGCTCCTCGCCGGGGAGCGGGAAGTACAGCCGGCATCGCTCGCCGGTGACGTAGGCGGTGTTGTAGCTGGCCCCGTGGAACGGCTCCAGCAGCACGGCGACGAGAGCTTGCTCACCGTTGGCGCTGCGGTTGTAGGGTTCCCAGGTATGTCGACCGCCGACAGGCTCCGTCGCGGCGACGACACTCATCAGGGTGCCGGGGGAGGGGGTGCCGGACACCGTGCCCTCCATGAACTTCCCGCGAGGATTCGACTCGCACAGAATGACGCTGCCTTTCATTACTCGTATCTCCTGTCAATGAGGCTCTGTTCTCGTTACTTCACTTCTTGCCGTTCGCGGCCAGCTCCTTGAAGTCGATCCGGCCAAGCGTCAAGGGCTCCTCGCCAGGGTCAGCGTTGACGCTGAAGTCAGCGGCACCCTGAGCCCCGAAGAAGTTGGGTCGGGTCATCGCGTCGTTGCCTTCGTAGTTGGCCACGGGCGTCCTGGCCAGCTCGGCGAGGTTGGCGAGCATGTCGCCGCTCATCGTCTCGAGCTGCTTGGCCGTGAACTTGTTGTTCGCATTGGCCGTGATCCGGGCGATGTGACCCTTGCGGATCTGGTTCAACTGGCGGTAGCCGAACGCCAGCACCTCGCGGTCCTGAGGACTCAGGGTAGACGAGTTGTTCTTCATCTTGGGCTCCAGTTCTCCGAAGGGTGCCACCTTGCCGTCAGGCACGGACTGACCCTTCTTGGTCTTCTCCCCCTCAACGGCCACGTCCTCCCCGTCGTCCTCCTGCAGCTCCTCAGGGATGCCCGCGTTCTTCACCAGCTCCTGCTGCTTCGTGAGCTTGGCGAGGACCACGTCTCCCAGGGAGTTGAGCACCTCACGGTCGCTCTCGTCCCAGCAGCACTCGGCGTTGGCGATGAGTCCGTCCACGACGGTCTTCCGCTCATTCTCAGTCAACTTCACGTCGGCCATCGTAGGGCCTCCTTCTTTGTTACGTGTAACTGGCAGTGGATCTGCTGACGTCCTGCTCGCCCCTGACATCTCCTTGAACTTGGTGACAAGCAGGGCGATCTGTCTCTGGAGCCACACTTCCGGGTTCACCGGAGGTTGGGGCAGACCAGCTTGAGGGGGTGGACCAACTGAGGGTTGCTGAGGCGGCTGCCGAGGGGGCACAGGAGGTCTCGGCGGTCCCTGGGGCGGAGGACCTTGAGGGGGGCCACCCCAGTTGCCTGTCAGCGACTCCAGCTTCTCGGCCAGGGCGTTCTTGACCGTGTCCTCGTTGTCCTCCTCCGCGTCTCTCAACCCTGAGTACTTCTCAGCAGAAGACTTCACCTTCTTCTGTGGGGACTTCGCCTCTCCGTTGATCATGTCATGATCCTCCGCGTCTTCGGCTATCTCGCGTGGGTTATCGGTCTTCAGCAGGATAAGCCTTGAATCCTCGACCTTCTTCCCTCCCTGGTTCAGCACCCTGGTCGAGCAGTTCTCCTCGTCAGGGGCTGAGCAGTTGTCCTCTCGCTTGAAGTACTGGACATCCCGCTCATGGTCCTTCGCCTCCTCCTCGCTGTCGAACGTCCCCAGGTTCTTCCCGTCGTGACTGTAGAGACGGAACTTCCCCTCCTCGATCTCGCGGACGACGTTGGCAGTGGGCGAGAGCAGCGACTGAAGCTTGTCTTGTACTGACATCTGTCCCTCTTCGTTCTTTACAGGGAGACTCGCAGGAAGCATCACCATGTACTGAGCCCCCCGCTTACCTTCTGGGTCCTTTAGGACGCTGGCGTAAACCCCTGAGGCTCGTAGACTTCTTGCCTTAGCAGTTGCTGTCTTCTTGTCATGGCCAGTAGAGCCCATTCTCTGGCCGTTCATCAAGTGAGCCAGGTGAGGATACTTCTTTGCGTCAGGATTCCCATTTCCAGAAGCATCTACGGGGATACTGCTGCCTCCACCACAAGAATTGTCCTGCCCACCACCTTGACCAGTCGGGCAAAATCCGTTACGGATTGCTTTCAGTTTGCTTCCCACGTTGCTGTTGACCAGTAGACTCAGCTTATCTTGTAGGGGCGTTTGATTCTCCTTGTTTGTAACCTTACCTGAAGAACTCTTGAATGACCCTAAGAACTTAATCTGCTTTCTGCTGAAAGGGACGTAAGAGTCCTTGCCCCCCTCGAACTGGTTTTGGTACACCAGACCGTCATACCCTTCCTTCTTAGCCTGTAAGATCTCCTGCTGCCACCCTCGTGCATCTACTGCGTCCTTAACTCTCTTCGGGTTCTTTATAGACAGTACTGCCGCGTGAGTCATCTTCTTAGAATCGTCAGCTGTTCCTTCCATCACATGCTGCGATGAAGCTCTGGATGCCTGACCTAAACTCCCGAAGTGAAGACCCCCGGATTTCTCGGGTGTCAATGACTCAGACTTTCCGAAACCCTGGTGGTAGATTACCACTGGCCGGCTGTTCTTCGACACCTTACTACCAGAGAACCAGGACGTCTTCTGAAGAGAACCCGCCTTGCTCTTGACCTGTTCTTGGAATGTCTTCCATGATCCGGCAACAAAATCTTCTTTAGATCTCTCCCTGGCCATCTCACGTTCAAACTTACCCGTGAGAATGCCTTGAGCGTGCTCTAAGGTTAAACTCTTGTTGAGATCTCCAGCAGACTTTGCCTCACCTATCTTCTCCACAAGATACTGCTTGAGACGCCCTTCGAGCAACGCTTTTTGCGACTCCTTCAATTCTTTCTTGGTGAACGTAGACTTTCCTCGGCCATCCTTGCTAGAAGACATCTCGTCAAGAACCTGATCACCAGTATCTTTGCTAGAGCAACTGTTGTCCTGTCCATGACCCTCACCAGTTGGGCAGAAGGCATTGGACAGCAGTCGTAGTTTTTGCTGTAGAGAATTGCTGTTAACCAACACGCCGCAGCCGTCCTTGATCGAGCAGGCTCCGACCTGGTCGGGCAGAATCGCCAGGTGGTCGGGTCGGTAGTTGCGGGCCACGGCTACGTACTGTCGACCGTTGAACGTGCCGGACTGCTCCTCGTTGTCGGTGTAGAGTCCAGTGCTCAGCTCGATCGGCTCATGGCTCATCAGGCGGCTGTAGACGCCAGGGTTGACCTGCTTGGTCTTGGCCAGGTCGAACCAGCCCTCAGCCTGGAGCTTCCCCCGGCTCGTCGCGTTCTTCACGACGCCGATGCCCTGGCGGTCGATGACCCCTGAGAACTTGGCGGAGACAGGCTGGCCAAGATGGTGAGGGTGGTAGACGACGATGGGGACGCCGTTCCAGGCCCTCGGATTCTTGGCGACCTCGTCCGGAGGGTAGAGCAGCGACCCCTTGGAGCCGTTGAGCACCCCGGGGTTGATGAGAGTCATCGGGGCGACGAGGTAGTCTACCCCTCGATACTTCACCCTGCGGGTAGTGCCCGAGAAGTTGACTGTCAGACGCTGCAGGAGAGTGCTAACCATGGGGGTACTCTACCCTCACCATTAGCAGATGTAAACTCAGCGTCTGGTAGTATTATCTCCTATTTAGATTAACGGCACCCGTCGTTCGCCGAGTGCAGGAGCCTGACGTGCCTGTACCTGTGGCAGTCCTTCCAGCCGTAGATGCACACGATGTCCTCGCCCCTGGGACGGAGCTTCTGCCGTATGTGGGCCAGGTGAACTCGCAGGGCATTGGTGCTGGCCAGCTCCTCGTTGGCCAGGGCCAGCTTCAGCTCGGCAGGCTTGTGGGGCAGCCCGTCGGATAAGATCGCTAAGATGCGGCTCTGAGTCGGGGTGAATCCTTCCATACTCGCTCCTGATCTAGGGTCTAGGTCCCCGCCACCTGCACGTCTGGCACTGCACCGTGGGAGGCCTGCACGATGGGCAGATGACGACCAGCTAGTTGCTTCCGCAGTTGGGGCAGCTCATCGCCACGTCGCCAGCCAGTTCTCCTCTCCCATCAGCTCGATCTGCCTGAGCCAGCCCTGCAGCAGGTCGACGTGATCCTGAGTAGACCTGAGTACTCCCAGCCAGATGTCACGGGTGACGCAGTCGTTCTCCTGCTCCGCCTTCTCGATGTTCTCCTCGTAGCTGTTCGCCAGGGTGATCTCGACCTGAAGGTCCACCCGGAGCTGCTCGGAGATGTCGCTCTCGTCAGAGCTGTCCACCTTTGTCGGGTTCATCTCGGGCTGCCTGCCGAGGAACGCCATGCGATCGGCGCTGCGCTGAGCGTGGTCCTCGCTGCTCTGCTCCAGGTAGTATTCGGCCAGCTTGGCCATCCCTACGCTGCGCCAGAACACGCTCCTGGCCCAGTAGAGGTTGCGGCTAGTAGTCTCAGCGTTGACCATCTCCTGCAGCAGGTCGGTGATCTTGCGATTGTTCTCTTGCACTTGAGCTTTCATCTATACTCCTCAGTCTAGTACGCTCTTCGGTCTCGTCCTGCTGACGCTCTTGTCAGCCCCGCCCCAACTGCTCAACTTCTTCTGCTCCCCCAGCGTCCGATCCAAGGACTTGGGCATCTCCGCCTCGTAGCTCCTGTCGAAGGCTCCCAGGATGGAACCCTTGGTCCTCTTCTGCTCGCTCTTGTCCTCACCCACATTTGCTGGCGTCCAGCAACAGCGACAATTCGGATGTCTGGGAAGCAGTCCTCTCGCCTCACCCACCTTCAGCACGACGCCGTCCAGCGGGGCGCACAGCTTGCACACCCGATCGTCATCGGCCGTCGCCCACTCGGCCATCACCCCTACCTCGGTCACGCCCATCTTCTCGAATGCGTCCAATTGTCCCTCTGAGTGTGCCCGAATGATCTCTGTCCTGGCCACCATCTTGGACTGCGTGGCACTCATGCTCACGTTCTTTCGCAGCTCACGGGCGATCACGCTCGGGTGGTCTCCCTTGGTCAGCCCGTCCACCAGCGTGTGGCTCACCCTGGCCGCCATATGGTCCGTCACCCCCCTGAGGTCGGTGAAAGTCCTGGAGGCCAGCACCCGCACCTTCTCCCTGGACACGGGCCAGTTGAAGCTGCTGCGCAGGAACTCCTCACGGGTCCCGTCGTAGAAGTCCCTGACGCTCTCCGGGTCCCTGCCCAGGAACGCCTTGACCTGCGGTCTGGTGTCGTCGAAGGCACGAGCAGTTCCTCGCCTGAACCCGTCGGCGATGTACTTGTTCCACCAGTCGTCCTCGCTCAGGTGCTCCCCGACTAGGTGCTGGAAGACTAGCCTCTTGAACCATTCCCTGAACATCGTCAGCTTCTGTTCTATGGAGTGGAACTGCCACCGACCCTCCGCGTGCGTGATGATCGGGTCGTCGGGGTCGAACGTGCCTCGGTTGCCAGAGGCTGATTTGATCTGGTGAGGGTGGAAGGCAATCCACGAAATTCCTTTCCCCTCGACTTCATTCTGGTACTTGACTCCGTCAAAACCAGCTTGCTCGATCCGCTGTCGCACTATTCTACCAACTTTGTCAGCCCCTCTCTTCCGCGTCTCTGACACCTCATGCTTTGCAGTCCGATACTCATTGAGTGGCCCTTCCCGCTCCAGCTTTCTCATTTTAGCTTCAGCAGAGAGAAGGCTATTCCAATACTGTTCCTTCGCTAATTCCAGCTTACCATCAGAGTCTAGTCCTGCTGACTTTGCCCAGTTAATTAGAGTATCAGGTCTATCCCACGTATGGTCCTTCATTTCTATCGGGTTCATAAGCATTAAGTGAACAGGCTTGATGTTTGTTCCTTCATGCATACCTGCCCGGAAGGCCGCCTGTTCGGATGTTCCAAAATGCGCCCCTAATCCTAGATTGGGTTGCGTATCGAAAATGTCAAAATCGGCCGTCGTCCCATGATACACCACCAGTGGCTCACCCTTCTCGTCTACCACCTTACTGTCGCCGAACCACCGCTTGAACTCGGGGGTCTCCGTCTGTTTAATGGCGGATTGTTTCGATTGTCCAGGCTGTGTCTCTTTCTTCCCCTTCAACTCCTCAAAATGCTTCTTGATAACGTCCCCCGTGTCCTTACCCTCGGGGATGAACACGTGGTTGCCTCTTACAGTGATCCACCTACCTGGCTCATCTCCTGCGTGGAATACCAGCGTAGGACGAGGCTTCAACCCCAGGGCATCCTCCTCGACGATCAACCTGGTCAGCTCCTTGGCGACCTTGGCGAACCGTCGTGACAGGTCTGCCTGGAACTGTCGACGCAGCGTGATCGTGCGGCTGGGGTCGAGCCTACCCACCCTGCCAGCCTTGCGGACAACTTTCTTCCTCTTGACCAATCGCCTAGTCATGGAAGTCCACCATGGGATGACCGTTGTGGTGCTTGGAAGCGATGCAGACAGGGATGACGCATCTCCCCTGGTGAGTGTACGTGTCCAGCTTGGCCAGCTCCCTGGCGGCACGTATCTTCTCCTTGAGACACTCGATCTCCTCCGGCGAGGGCAGGCTGGCGCACATGCGATGGCGAAGTCCGATCCCCCTAGACTGCAGGACCTGGACGACATCTTTCGTCTCGCACCTGAGACTCTTGGCGATATCTCTGGACTTCTCGCCTTCCAGATACCTGGAGACGATGGTGTCAACCTGCTCACTGGTGAACTCGGCCATTGGACTCATCCTAAGGTGATTGATCAGCAGTTCTTCTGGTGTGTGATGATTGGATCTCTTGGGTCAAACGTGCCACGATTGCCCGTGGCAGACTTGATCTGGTTCGGTTCAAACACGACTGCTTCAAAGCTACCTGGCTTGAAGACCCGTAGAACTCCGTCATACCCGTTCTTCTGCAGAGTTCTGGTGAAGTTCTCATGCCCGATGCTATACACAAACGCAGGCATCCCGTCTCCGTCAGCCACAGCTTTTGCCACCACGTCTTTACCGAACATTTTTGACAAGACTGGCACCATGGGATGATCCGGGCTCAGTTCATCAAAGTTACGATCACCGACGATCAGGAGAGGATTACGCATAGACAGGTAGACTGGCATGGTCTTCCAAGAAGGATCATCATGACCATAGCCAACGGCCTTATCTTCATCCCCGAAATAGAATCCTTGACCCCAGTCACCTGGGTCAAGACGGCTGCCTGTCTTGCTCTTGTCAAATGATTCAAAGTTTGATCTTGTACCGTGGTAGACTACCAGTGGCTTGCCTTCTTCATCCACCACCTTACTGTCTCCGAACCATTCCTTGAACTCAGGAGTTTCTGGGTGATCGGTCGCTGCTACGGTTGGTCTTCCAGACTTCTCGCCTTTCAGACCTGCTGGACCGCTCTCGATCTTCCCCGAGTCGTCAACTTTCACATGGGTCCCTTTGACGGTTATCCACTGCTCTCCACTCACGTTCTCTACGTCGTCATCGAAAGGGAAGCTGGCTAGTCCAACTTTGCCTGTTGGACAATGTATATTCTTAGTTAGCACTTTACTTCCAAAGAGAGCATATGTCTTAATATGGCCCCCATAGAGCTCATCGTCAAACTCCAGAGCGTCATATCCTGCCTGCTGAAGGGCCTCTCTCACCTTAGGAATATAAATGAGATTAGGTAGATGTCTTGCCAGTTCTTCTCGGTCAGCATAAAGACCAGCGGCTTCCCCAGCATCAGCTAGTTCCTCACTGTAAACCTCCTCAGGCCCGTACGGACGATCAAACTTAACGCCAGCAGACTCTGCTATACGAATCAAAGTTGGATCAAACCCTGTACTCTTCAACTTCAATGGGTTGCTGATGGTGACATTGTACTTGCTAGGCTCACCGTATTCAGCGGCCCCAGACTTACTGGTTGTCATAAATATAGGACGATCTCCTACGGGCGCTTCTCCTCCACGCCATAAAGAGAGAACTTTTCCTGTCTTACCTTGACTGGACCCTGGAGAACAGCTGGGGTCAACACCACCACCTTCTCCTGTAGAACAGTAAGCATTACCGACCCCATGGTCAAAAGGACGTTGGGGTTCCTCCCCAGCTCGCTGGTCGTTGAAGTTAGCCTGACCGCCCTCATCTCCTCCGACCATGCCAGAGCCCTGACTCCCATCTGGCATCTGCGGTATCTGAGCCATCTGCTGTTCCGCCTGCTCCTGCTGCTGCTCTAGCTGCTGCTCTTCTGCGGCCTTCACCAGCAGCACTGCCTCCTCCTCTGGGAATCCCAGTATCTTCGTGTAGAACTCCATCAGGGGCATCACCGACTCCACGTTGCCGCTCACGTAGGCTGCCAACGCCTGGGTTTTGGTGGAGGCGATCTGGGCCTTAGAGAGGTCCGTGTTGCTGTCCAGGTCAGGCCAAGATACAGTGTAGCCCGTCTTCGTCTTGATGGTGACTGGGTCTTCCATGATGGACGCGACTGGCAGCTCCTGCCCTTCGTCGAACTGGTCGGTCAGCGCATTCTTCGTCAGACCTAACCTGGCGAGGTTCTCTTCATCAGCATCTCCTTGATCATCCCCAGCATCCTCATCTCCATCTTGGGGTGACTCTTCAGGCTCCCCAGCAGCTCCGGGCTCGGACTCCAGGGAGTATCCCGTATCGTCGTCATCCATGCTGCCAGCCCCTCCCGGTCCACCAGGGGAGTAGGGCTGGTCGTCCCCGAACTGCTCTCCATCGAACTGCTCCTCGCTGAACGGGTCCTCCTCTACAGGCTCCACGTAGTTCGGCTCGGGCAGCACACCCACCGCGATCAGCCGGTCCACGAACGGCACGATGATCCTAGGGGTGATATAGCCCTGCTGACGAGCCTTGAGCCGGTCGTTCCAGCTCGCGTCGTCCTGGCTGGAGGCCAGCTCCCCCCGCTCTGAGCCCATGAAGATTCGCTTGGGTATCCCCAGCTGGATGCAGATCGCCTCCAGGTGCTTGTCGATCTGGTTGGAGGGATCGCTCACCTGGGGGGCCAGAGTCTTGGCGCTCATACCCGTCAAGGCCAGGTATCTCTGGAGTGAGTTGACATAGTTCTCGATCTGGTTGCGGACGTCTGCCTTGTCGATGGTGACGTCGCCTCCCAGTTGTGGGTGCGTCTCCAGGGATAGCCCCGTGAACGCTGCCTGCCAGTACCCCTCTGCGCTGGCCCCGTAGATCTTCTGCAGGTCGATCAGCCGGTTGAGGACGGGTCGCATCCTGGGAGCGCCGAAGATCTCGCTGCTGTTGAGGTTGTCCGCCAGGTGCAGCACCCTGGACCAGTGGACGAACACGGTGGCCATGGGCAGCCCGATCCCGCTGTGCTGCTCGCGAGGGTCGTTGAGCGTGATGCGGTACATCACAGGCTGGCCGAACCTCGGGTTGTTCACGCTCCACTCGTAGCGGACGACCTGCACCAGGGACTCGTCGTAGGGACGAAGGAACAGCAACCTAAGCTTCTTCTTGCTCGGCTGCTTGACGGGCTGCTCGCTGGGTCCGAACTGCACCCCGAAGTACTGCTGGTCGGTGCCGCTCAGTCCTGGGTCGTACCGAGCCTCGCCCTGCAGCCCGAACTCCTGGCTGTACTGCTTGTCGGTCCCCTGGACGCCGCTCGTCCTGTCCTCGTAGTCACGTTCTCCGGTAGCCTCGCCGAACACCGCCGTACCTCGCCTCTGCTGATCTTCCCTCTCCAGTGCGTTGACAATGAACTGCCGCTGCCTGGCCAGTTGGTCCAGGACTCTAGACTCCACAGAGTTGAGGTTCGGCAGCTTGCGAAGGTTGGCCTCCTCTGATTCGGTGAGGTAGCAGTCAGGAGTGAACCGATGAGTTGGTCCAGCATTCATCATCAGCGAATTGACCACGTGTCTTATCCCATGAATCACTACGGTCTTTCGCTGGGGGGTTATGCTAAGTTTGTCCCCTCTATAAGTGTACTCTGAGGCGTAGTCTAGCTGCTGCTTATCCTCATCAGATAGCCCACCACTGCCGATACCGGACTCAAAGTCAACACGAGACAAACTCGACTGAGGGACCCTCACGTGGAATACCTCAGTCCCGTATGTCTTAGCGTATTCTGGATTCTTCGTAAGGTAGATATCAGACCCCTCTGCTGGTTTCAAGTAACCTACCTCACGGATCTTTTTCGCCTTCTCTGGAGACGTTCCATGGTACATGTCTACAAATTGACCCTCGTCATTCCTAGGCTGTTCTGGGTCAAAGTTCGTGACCATCGCCCCCTCGACGGGCTCCTGCAGGTTCTTCCCGTCGTCGAAGCCCATCAGCAATACCCCGAAGTGTCCGATGCCCGACAGGATGTCCGCACGGAGCAGGTACTCCCACACGCTGCCCCCCTCCTCGGACTTGTACCAGCTCACCCCGTTGGTCATCGGCTGCAGGGCGTCCCACGCCTCCTCGAAGGGCGTGGTGATCTCCTCGTCCTCGCACTCGTAGACGGTCGGCTGCACCTGCCAGCTCTCCTTGGCGATGCACTGCACCACCCGGCAGGCGATGGGATCGCGAGCATAGAGGTCCTTGTAAGACTCAGGAGAGACGTCCTGAGTCGCTGGGTAGTGGCACTCGGCGTTGATGTCCCGCCTGGGGTCGAGCAGCGTGCTGAGCAGCTCCGTGCGAGCCAGCAGGGCATTGCTGATCAGCTCCCCGTCCAGCTTGGGCCCGACGTTGCGGGTGAAGGCAGTGGCCAGGGCGTTGCCGAACTTGTCCGTGGGGACGTAAGGGGCGTTACTCATCTATCGCGTTCCCTTCTTCGCTCTCACCTAGGGATTGAAACTCACCTCAGCCTGCCCATCCGTCGCATGAAATGACGCCAGGCGTCGTTGCCTGCCTGGTCAGCTCCTCCGTGACGACGAATCAGCTCCATCCCGCTGGCAGTGCGGCCCACCACCTCGACATGCTCCCGTAGCTGCTCGTGGTCGAAGTCGTTCATCTCCTGGGGAGTGGAGTTGACGAACGTGATCTTCAGCGGAGCGACCGTCTGACCGTCCACCACGATGGACTGGGAGTCGAGACCCTCAGCCACACTGTCCCCCACGACCGTCTCCCGCTGCCTGCACAGTCGATCATACTCTGCCTGGTCCATGCTACACCATGCTGCTGACTCGTTGCTGGTGAACCCTCGCCGTCATCCCGTGTACTGCCAAGACTAGTGCGTCGGACTGGTCAGGGCTGCACCCTATCAGCTTCGTCATCGTGACCATGTCGTCGTCGTCCCCAGGCTGCGTGCTCTTGGGCGGCAGGTAGATCCTGCCCTCCCTGTCGTACCACAGGGGCACCGGGGCCAACTGACGCCTCAGCTCGACGTGGTCCCTCGATATGGCAAAGCCCTCCTTGAGCAGCAGCCTCAGCCTGTGGTACATCTCTGCCCTGCGGTTCTTGTACACGTACCGCTCTTCGACCAGCTCCTTCCTGGCGGCCAGCGGGTTGATGACTCCTCGGGGCCTTACCGGTGCCGCGATCGTGGACCCGAACGCCACCGTCTTGACATTATACCCCTGCCGGCGGAGCTGGTCGGCGTGCTCCAGTCCTCCTCCCCCCTGGTCGAACATGATCTTGTCGGCTGGCACCCCGTGCTCGCGGGCGAACGCCAGCACCCAGCCAGGTATCACGCTCGTGTCAGGTGTCCTCCTCGACTCCAGTGCCACCAGACCTAGGTAGTCCACCGCACATAACGCAGTCTCTGCCGAGCCTTCGCCAGTATCTACCCCCATCGCCACCGCCGTGCGTCTGACGTTCTTGGCCTCCTCCGCCAACTGCTCCGCACGGTTGAGCCACTCCACGGGGAACATCTTGACGTCAGCTCCCTCGTACCAGTCCGCGTCCAGGCTGACGCACTGCTGGTGAGGGTCCCAGTCCCTCCGGTTGGTCTTGTACTCCCACCACTGCTTCACCCCGGGCACTAATACATTGCCAGAGGGTTCGCGTCCAGCAGCGATCTCGGCCATCGCCAGCCTCACGTTGGGACTGTCTTCCGCCTTGATCCGAATGACCTTGCGCTTCAGTCCGATCGTCATCGGTGCCTACTCTCAGCTTCCCAGTCAGGGTGCAGCACCTCATACCTCGCGTCTTCGTAGCGACTTTTCGACCGTTGCTCAGTTCTTTCGTCTCGACCCAGGGCAGAGATGTAAGATAAGGTGACTAGCACCATGACACAGGCGATCGCAGCTATTACTTTCATTCTCGTACTCATGTCAAGTCCCTGATCGCTTCTCGTCTAGCTCCCTCAGCAGTTTAAGCAGCACCTCACCATGACACGGCAACGGACTGCACCAGCACCCTAGCGTCTTGCCCCTCAGCTCGGGGAGCGCCCCCATCAGCAGTGGCTCGTTCCTCACGTACTCCTCGTACTTCCTGAGCACCTCCTCACGATCGCCGTGAACCCCGATCTTGAACGGGTTGCCCCACATCGAGGGCCTGCCGACGTAGACGTCGAAGGGTTCCTTGCGACAGTGTACTACCCTTCCAGCTATGCCCATCCTAGGTCTCCCCATCTCCACAGAAATCATCACTGAATGTCTCTGGCCAATGCACTCCCCAGTCTTCTAGGTTGTCCCCTGCGGGGAACAATTCAGCCATTGTTGGAGAAGGGGCGTGTCGATGACAGTCTCCGGACTGAAACGTACTGCCGTCTTCCCTGACTATCGGATCTTCTTGATCCATGACCCAAAACTTACATTGACCACAATAGACTAAGCCCATCCTAGGTCTCCTCCCGTGTCTCTGGTCTTGGGGTTGCCCTTGACTGCGTGCTTGAAGAAGTTGTCGCAGGGCCACGGGTTGCCGAAGATCAGCATGCGCTTGGCCCAGGTGTCCGCCATGGTGTAGTACCCGTCCGGCACGCTGGACGCCTCATCGCAGACGAACAGCGAGAGTGGCAGGTTCAACCTGGACTCCATCGTGTCGGGGTAGGGCGTGGCGTGGTGCCCCTGCATGGCGGCCAGCTTGTCCTGCGAGGCGACCATCCCCCTGACGTAGCTGATCTCCTCCACCTGATGACCTACAACACGCTTGATCTCACGCTGGTTGACGATCAGTCCGCCGTCGCCGCCCTGCTTGGGGTCGTAGGTCAGCCTGTACTTGCTTGTGCTGATGTAGTTGCCTATCTCGCCCCACAGCACCCTCAGGTGGTCGTCCTTGGCCGAGGTGGTGATGATCCTGCAGGGGTGTCGAGTCAGGAAGAACCACAGGATGATGAACCCGGCCACGAAGTCTTTTCCCAGTTGGTTGCCTGCCACCACCACCGTCTCCCGGTTGTCGACGACCGAGTAGATGATCTCCTGCTGCTGCCGGTAGAACGTGACGTGAGGCCAGTTCATCCTGGCCAGCTTGAGGGGGTCCACGACCGTGTCGGTCAGCTCTGCGACGCTCATTCGCTCACTACCCGCTTGATCGCGTCCTCTGCAGGGTCGACGATGGCGGACCTGCCGTACATCTGCTCCCAGTCCAGGCTCACCTTCGTCTCCTGCTTCTCGGCTGCATAGGCTCCCAGGTGCTTCATCCCCATGTCGATCGCTGCGGCCTTGGGTATCAACTTCACCTCTATCTTCTGGCCCACCACCTCGCCCTTCTTGCTGAAGAGCTGCGTGACCTTGAAGCTGTCGATGATGGTGCGCAGCTCGGAGGGGATGTCCCTCAGCCTGGAGACTACTATACCTGCCTCGTTCTCCATCCCTAGAGGATCACGAAACAACCCCTTCGCCAGCTCGCTCAGGACTCGCTCCCTGGTCAGCTCGAACTTCCTCTCGTCCTTCTCCTTGATGCGATGGAGGATGGCCATCACGTCAGGCCTCTTCAGCAGTTTGCATGCTACGATTCCAGCCACTTTCTTGCTGTACCCAGCATTGATCGCTGCCTGAGTACCGTTCCTGATGGTGGCAAACTCGACGATGAATCTCTCTTGTTTCTCCGACAACTTTCCCATTATACTCCCTTATACATCTCGGGCTGATTATTAGCTCCGCTAATACTACCTCAGTCATTCCTCGGAGGGTAGGGCATCAGCAATGTCACGATCAGACCCACTGGTCCCATGGACAACCCAAGCAGGAACCCCAGTATGGCATGTCCCTTGCTGTCGCCGACGATGAAGGACAGTCCGGCGAACCCCAGGAGCACCAGGAACAGCGGGTTCAGGTCAAGCAGTGCTTCCATCTTCTTCCCCTTTCTCAGACAAGGCATCAGTAGTGTCGTGGCCAGGCAGCCCAGCCATGACGTCAGGCACCCAGGTGAACCTGTACCCGTCGCTCAGCTCCCCCCAGCTGTCCTCGTAGTGATTCTTGCAGATCCTGTCCACCCGGAACCCCTGCGACCTGAAGAACATCTGCGCCTCCAGGTTCCTCTCGTCCACCAGGGCACTGACCATCCTGCCCTCTGGGAACCTCTCCGTAGGCTTCCTGGCCCGGGCCTTGAACGAGTCGACCAGCGCCTTGCCTACCCCCATCCTCTGGAAGTCCTCCAGTACCCCCAGGTTCAGGATGCTCCACGTGAGCTTAGTGATCCCGCTCACGTAGACCATGTACCCCACCACCAGGTCGTCGACCAGGGCCACCTTCCCGGTCGTGTATCTCCTCTGCAGGAAGTAGGAGAAGTCCTCCTCGTCCCACGGGTCATGGAAGATGCTCCTCTCGATGCTCCTCACCGCAGGGCCGTCCTGCTTCAGCATCCACCTGACCCTGACGTCAAAACTCTTCATCCCAGTGACTCCATGAATCTACTCTCGAGATTACTGGCAATCGAGTGTCCTATGACCTGCCTGTCGTTGACGGAGTGACCTGTGATCTTTCCCTCCCCGGAGAACTCGAACACGATCTTGTCAGGCAGCAGCCCGACACACTTCGACGACTGGCCCTCTCCCAGCACGACGAGCACCTGACCATCTGCGCACCTGAGGACGGCGTACTGGTCCTCCGCGAGCCTGAGGTGGTCCACCCGAGTCAGGTCCAGGTGGTCGCACAGCGTCAGCAGCATCTCTAGGTCCGTCATCACTGTTCCTCCACGAACTTCCTGGCCTCCGCCAACCCGTTCATCAGAGCGGGGCTGAGGCTCCCGCTCATGTCAGCGTCCCACACCGGGGTAGTGGCGTTCAACTCCCACCTGACCAGCGCCGTGGACGGCCTGACCACCACCCACCGGCTGCTCATCCTCTGCCAGTTGGGCTTGGAGGACTCCAGAGAGTCTGGCTGCACGACCGTCGGGACTGGACCACTCCTGACGTCCACTGGGTCCGGAGTCTGACCGATTGACCCCACCAGCAGGTACAGGTTGGACAGGGGAACTACCCTCCTGTCCTCGCCTCTGTCGACGTAGTATACCTCGCCCAGCCTACCCGTAGGCGTGAACATCACCGTCACCGACCCGCCGCTCTCGAACAGGGACATCTCGTAGCCCGAGCACGACAGGTCTACCACAGAGTCACCCGGCAACACCGCAGGCTCCCCCATGGACGGCCTAGGAGCTAACTTGAACTGGAACGTCACGGGGTACGGGTAGTCGGGCACCATGTCCACCAGCCTGACCGACTGGAACTGTACTCGACTCACCCCGGCCACCGGGTAGTCTCGCCTTATATGCCTGACGGTGTACCATGCTCCCTGCCCGTTGAACTGCGCTCGGTCTCCTGCCGATATGTAATCCACGTCGACCACCAGGTCACTCACGTCGGCGTAGAACCACGCATGCCCGTCGTCGGTCGTCACCCTGCTCAACTGAAGAGTCGAGTCCTCGGACGACCCTCCGTACAGCGGAGGCTGCTCCACCTGCTGGATCACTCGGCATGCCCCGTGCCTCCCCTCCGTCTCTATGAACCTCACCCCACAGGGCCTCCCCGTCTCGTAGGATCGGGACTTGGCCAGGTTCATCGCGCTGACGACGATCCTCGCGGCACCGTTTGCCCTGCGAGTCTCACTGTCGACCGTCACCCTGGGCAGCACGAACATGGCCAGCACGCTGACGATGCTGATCGTCACCAGCAGCTCCACCAGGGTCAGCCCGTCGTGAGGCTTCAGCCTCTTGAACCTCCCGCAGCCCCAGGAGGAGAGAGTCAGAGGCCACTCTCCCAGGGCGTTTATGCCTCTCGACGCCGCAGGCGGGCCTCCGTGGCAAGTTCCAGCAAAAGGGTGGATCTCAGTGCAGAGTTTCGAGCTAGCTGTTGCATCGGGAAACCACCACCTGCAGTTCCCGCAGCACTTCTCTTTGCTCTTCTTCTTGCTCTCGTCGCTCTTCATCTCGCTCTCCTTCGTAGGCCAGAGGAAACCAACCCCACGCGACTCATTATACCCTACCCCCTGACCCTTTAGGTTAATTACCTGGGTACCCCCCGTAAACCCCTATTTACTAAGTTTAGCCTCGATTGTATAATGGTATCGGCGGAGTCTACTACGTAAATACTACGTAGTAGTATATCTATATAAGGGGGCCGAAAAATCAAAGCTCTCCCTCCAAGGGAGCCACCACCTCGTGATAGAGCCTCCTCATCCGGTCGGTCAGCCTCCAGTGGACCTTCCCTCTTACCCCCTTCGCGTTGACGGGCTGGTGGTTCTCCACCACGGCGATCGCACGGAGGAACCTCAGCAGCCCCCGCGTCTTGTCCTCCGTCTGCCCCGTCAACAGGGCGATCGTCTTGGACTCCAGGCCGTCGTCCAGCCCGTGCAGGTGCGACGCGATCGCCAGCGTCCTGCCCCTGCTCGTGTCCATCGCCACCTGCTGCACCCTGCGCATCACCTCCTCGTCCACGGAGTCCCGGTTCAGCGTCAACGCCAGGCACCCCGCCAGCCTGGTCAGCTGGCTCACCAGCCGCGTGGCGAACTCTCGCTCCGCCACCTCCTCCTGCCTGACGCTGGGCCTGGCCCTCATGTGCGCCACGAACTTGCCCAGCCGGGTCAGCTTCCGCCGGACCGTCGGGGAGTACTCGACCCCGGAGAGCAGGTCAGCGGCGTGCTCCCTCAGCCAGGTCACGTAGCCCCCGGTCAGCTGCATCGCCTCGCTCAGCTCCGGGGCGTAGTGGTCGGCAGCCTGGCCGTTGGACTCTACTGCCACGTCACGGGCAGCCCGGTGGACCACCCGCTCCAGGATCTCGTCCTCCATCTCGTCGTCGATCTTGTCCATGATCACGCAGTCCAGGAACCGCTCGCCCAGCTCCGAGGCGTCGATCTGCTTCAGGCTGTTGGTGCCGCACAGCAGTACGGTCAGCCTGATGCCCTCGTAGTCCTTGCTCATCTTGTTGCGGTAGGAGGTGCGGCTGGTCCCGTCGTACACGTCTCGCATCTCGCTGAGCACCTGCTCCAGGTTAGGGGACTTCAGCAGCGTGTCCCCGTCCTTGATGACCAGCGTCTTGTCGTACACCTGGCTCAGCAGGCTGTTGTCCTCCCCGGAGCCACCCTCCTCACGGAACCCTGAGTGCATCCCTCGTATGGTGCTGACCGCCTTGACGTACTTCTTGGCCACGGCCACCGCCTCGGCCAGGGTCGTCTTCCCCGAGGACGCGGGGCTGATCACCTTCAGCCACAGCTGGTCGCCGATCATCCTGGTGGAGGCCGCGCAGGCCAGCATGCAGCTCAACGCACGGTCCAGCCCGTCCGTCCAGCGGAGCGCCTTCCGCCAGCTGTTGGTCAGTACCCTGTAGGAGGGGCAAGCCTTGCACTCCATCGCCTCACCCCCCTTGCGGGCCTTAGCCTTCTTGGGTTTAACCCAATCAGGGGGTATGGTCCCTACGAGCCCCAGGAGTGCCCCCAGACGCTCCGGCAGCGTGCCAGGCCCTAGGGGGCTAAGGGCGTCCCGAACGTCGTAGCCGGGGGCCAGGGAGGCGTCGAACGGGGCATCTGGTCCTCCCCACCGTACCACCTCCACCGATCGGGCCACCCCGGCCAGCAGTCCTGCCGCACGGGCCATCCCAGCCCACCCTGCGGGGGGTACGGGCTTACCCGTCCTGGGGTGTACCCCCGGATGGTCGTTGTCGTAGAGCAGGGTTACTCTCTTACCGTCGAACAGGGGCAGCCAGCCCTCCAGGAACGTGCTGCACGAGGGCACCGCGATCACCCCGGCCTCACCCAGCAGGCTGCTGGAGGAGCTCGCCGTGGAGGCTAGCCCTCCTTCAACCCTCTTGCAGTGGCCCATCGCCTCCCACAGGGCCATCCCGTCCCATGGTCCCTCGCATACGTAGATCGCGTCAGAGTCTTCTCTCACCAGGTTCCTCCCGAACATCTGGTGGCCTAGCCCTGGCGTCGGCATCAATAAACTGCGATGAGCGTTAGTCACCCTGCGGTAGATCTGGCAGAGCTTGCCCTCGGCGTTGTACCCGGGGATCAGCCATGTCCCGTCGATCACCGACTTGGCCAGCTCCCAGAACACCAGCGTGTCTGGGTAGATCCCACGATCATTGGACAGGTCATGGTAGTCAACAGTGCCCTCGATCGACTTCTCCAGCAGCTTACGCAGGAACGTGTACACGTTGCCCCCACCCTTCTCACTCCCCTCGCCGCAGACGTAGCACTTCCACAGCCCCGTCTCCAGACTCACGGAGAACTTGCCTTCCCTGCCACACCAGGGGCAGTCCCCCGTGGCTACCCTGTCGTCCCAGACCATATCTAGCCCGTGGAACTTGTAGGGTCTCAGCTTCTCGGGGACGTCCGTCTCAACCTTTGGCATCGTCACCTGCTTTCTTCTCTTGTAAGTCTCTCGTCAGGGCATCGCCTAACATCGCGTAGTTTGCCAGGTCGATCAGCCTGGAATGAATCGTCTCCGAACTGAGCTGCCCAGTCTTCACGTACCGCTCGACAGCATGTACATGTTTACACAGTAAGACAAACCAAGCCTGCACTGGTGTGATGCCGGCTCTTCTTGCCGCAGAATAATAGTCGTTCATCGCGTCGTCTGTCCCTGCCGAATAGTCTGAGTTCTTGGCCATCGTGACGGCCGTCATCTCTGCAGTAAACTCTACCACCAGCCTCTCATACTCTTCATGAGTCATCTTACTACCTCCGCCTCGTACTTCTGACAGAACCACTCGACTGTCCGGCCTAGCCCATCGCGGAGTGAGACCGTCGGCTGCCAGCCAAGCTGCCTCTTGGCCAGCGAGATGTCGGGCCGGCGTCGAACTGGGTCGTCGGACGGGAGCGGCCGGTAGACCAACTTTGACCGTGAATTAGTCAATTCTAACACCAACTCGGCGAGCTCGAGCATGGTACATTCCTCAGGGTTGCCGAGGTTGACCGGCCCCACGAAGTCGTCCGGCCCACTCATCATGAGGAGCAGCCCATCGATCAGGTCGTCTCGATAGCAGAATGACCGAGTCTGCTGGCCGTCACCAAAGATTGTAATATCTTGACCGGAAATCGCCTGGAAGATGAAATTCGAGACGACACGACCGTCAGACTGATGCATACCAGGACCATAAGTATTGAAGATCCGCACGATACGCGAGTTTACCGCGTACTGCCTACGATAATCCACAAAAAGAGATTCAGCGGCTCGCTTGCCCTCGTCGTAGCAGGCCCTCAGCCCAACGGGGTTCACCAGGCCACGATACGACTCAGGCTGTGGATGAACCTCGGGATCGCCGTAGACCTCGCTGGTGGAAGTTTGTAACACCCTGGCCCCAAGCTGCCTGGACATCTCCAGAACGTTGATCGCGCCTAGGACAGAGGTTTTCATCGTCCTGACTGGGTCGGACTGATAATAGTTCGGCGAGGCAGGGCAGGCTAGGTTGTAGATCTCGTCGACTTCTAAGAAGATAGGCTGCGTTACGTCGTGGCGGATCAGCTCGAAGTTCGAGCAGGGGAGCAGGTGGGTGACGTTCGACTTCTGGCCGGTGAAGAAGTTGTCGAGACAGATGACGTCGTGCCCTCGCTCGACGAGCCGCTCGCACAGGTGCGATCCCAGAAACCCGGCCCCGCCGGTGACTAGTGTTCGTTTCATTTCACCTCCTCTGCCCGCCTCAGCAGGTTTGACAGTGAGTCCTTCACTCTATCTTTTGACCAGGCCACCTCGGCCAGCCGCTGCCGCTGGTCGTAGGCCCAGCGACGTAGCATCCCGTCCGTCAGCGATTCTACTCTCGCGATTCCGGCCGAGCTTGCTGCCCTAATGTACGGTTCGCCCAGCACGGCGGCCTCGTCGTCCGAGGCGGACAGCACGCAGCCGGCATCAGCAGACATCAAATATCGCACCCGCCACCAGCCACTGCCGCTGTGCGGGTGAGCTGGCGACAGGATGCCCCACGATCGACAGTATTCTACCATGAGCTCAGACTCGACCACCCGCCGCCGCGCTTCCCTGGTCTTTGACTTGCTCAGCCCGCCCATCGCCCTGCCAGCATTGCCAAAGAACTCCGTCGGCCAGCAGGTCACTGGTGGGTCCTTCAGCAGTAGCGACGCCTGCACCCACCTCCTCTCCCGGCTCACCTTGGTCACTGGGTATCGCCGCACATAGCTAGTCGGGTCCACCCCGGCGACTGGCCCACGGTTCAACCCTAGCAGTGACGCGTCGCCACCATCAAAGATCGGCACGACTGTCGTCCATGGCCACGGTTCGTCCCTGAGTGCCAGCAGCATCTTGTACAATCGCGGCCTCCACTTCTCTGGTACGTGCTGGAAGATCCTGAACGCCCTCTCCAGAGTCTTGGAGACGGTCTTCATACCTGTCATGAACTCCCGCGTCTGCCAGTCGTCCATCACGGCAAGTTTGACTGGGTGACTGTACAGTGCCCAGAGAGCCCCGTAGAACTGGCGGCTCGCGATTGACCCTGGCTTATTCAGCGCGGCTACTACGGCGGTGTAGCTAGACAAGTCCTCACCGGGTAATGTGACTCGCCAGTCTACGTCGTAACCCATCTCAGTCAGGGCGGCAAACCATGCTTCCATCGAGGTGATGATCTTCATCTGCGTTCGCGAGCTGCCTACCTGCATCGGTGTGCTACCAGTCAATAAGATCTTCCCTCTTCTGCCAGCCACCTTTTTTGCCTGAACTAAAATAGCCGGCGACTCTACTTTTACCATAGTCGCCGCCTTCACCCTCGATGGCCAAGGTGGTACGCCCTTGACGCCAGAATCTAACAGGCGGCGATAGTTATAGTAGACGTCGCGCACTTTGGTAGTCCGCCCTTCCCAGTTGACGAGCACTAGTTGAACCAACTCTTCCGGGGTGTACTTGCCAGCCATCCACAGCCGGCGGATGAACTCGCCAGAACCTTCTCCAGAAAAAGGGGTCTCACCTACCTGGTGGGGTCTAGGCATCGTCATGACAGTCTTCTCTGGCGTCTTGAGAGGCCTCTCATGACGCCTATCATGCCCGGCGACCACCAGGGCAGGAACGACGGCACCGGCGTATTCCGCGGTGAGATCCCGCCTCTCGCCGGGCGGTCGGCGGAGGTCCACCAGGGTGACAGACTGGCGGCCACCGACCTTGCCCAGCCGGATCGTCTCTGCCGCCGCCGACGCCAGCCACTCGCCTACCGGGGGCATCACGGCCCTGGCCAGCAATGAGCCCAGCTCCGGCCCCTGTCGGCCGACGAGCTGGAAGTCTGACGGGTAGCCACAGACTGCCTTTGCCTCTTCGATGCCCAGCAATCTATCTTCTGTAGGGTGGTACACCTTGTCACCGACATAGGCACCCATCACACCGTCTAGCGGCAGCCGACAATCCTGGAACGACGGTCGGCCTTGTACGTGACCTTGGGCGTTAAGGCGGGCTTCAAAGCCGGGGTTGAGCCGTTCCCAGGTTGTGACTAACCGGCCTCCAGTTGGCGTCTGCCGGAGTGCTGGCCCTAGATCTGGACGAAATGGGCGCGAGTAACCTGGGTCCTTGACCGTAGAGAGTACTTGCCTGACCGTCGTCTCCCGCCAGTCAAAGTCTAGCCCAAGCGTCGATGGCAACAGGTGGCATAAGAACACGAACCGCCTCCTCGCCTGCGGTACCCCGGCCCAGCGAGCGTCCAGCAGCAGGTGAGTCACTGAGTACCCAGCCGCCAGTGCCTCGCGCGTCATCTCGTCGACAAACTCCCTGCCGGAAGAGTAGATCTGCGTCACCGACTCACATGCCCAGACCTTTGGCCTGACTGACGACAGTAGGCTGACCGCCTGCCGCCACCAGGACAGTCTTGGGTCAGTCCGCCAGGCTCCTGACCCTCTCGTCGTGCGTGGGCCCATCATCGACCAAGGAGCGCACGGTGGGTTACAGTAGACGAAGTCGACCTTACCCAGCAGCCTGTCCAACGGCCAGTTCTCCTCGCCGACGTAGACTGGCAGTTTGGGAAAGTTCGCCCTCGCCGTAGGCACGCCGTAGTCAGTGTTCTCCAGGTGACAGAGCACGTCGAACCCTGCCCGCTTTACCCCGACGGTAAACCCGCCGGCGAAGATGTGGCAGCCTACCGCGGTGAATCTCTTCTTAGGTATCTGGGGCATCCTATCTCACTCTTAACAGAATGGTTAATCTTTCTGATAAGCTATCTACTTTAATTCGGCTGTTCCAGAATCTGTTCAGCCCAGACGGGTGAGGGATCACGACGACCCTGACGCCGCAGGCGCACGTCGACTTCCCCATCAGGCGGCCCATCCCACCACCTAGGTGGAATGCTCTGGCCACCCTCGCGCCGGCCAGCAGGCACTGGTCGTACGCCCTGAACTTCTCCATCCACGTCACCGCCACCTCCTCGGCCTTCTCGGCATCCCACGACGTGCCCTGTGGATCTGGTGGTAGCAAGTTTATAGAGTCATATTCTGCCAGTCCCAACGACGCCAGCTTGGCCCGTGACCTTGCGTCGCGGAATGCCCCCAGCCTGAGCATCAGCCGCCAGTGGCGGTCGCCGTGCACGTCGGGCCAGTACCGAGGCCTCCACGTAGGTAAGTTCATCCGCTCTCCGACCACGACTAGCCTCATGACTGCACCCTCACGGTCACGATCCCGGCGACTTGCAGCCTGGCCAGCCCGGACAGGTCACGATACTCGTCGACGTAGGCTACTGCCTGAATCACGCCTGAGTTGACGATCAGTCCAGCACAGTGCAGGCAAGGTGAAACCGTCGTGATCAGCAATGAATTACGGGCATCCCGCAGCTTTACCAGGGCGTTCGCCTCCGCGTGGATGCACTGGCAAGTACCAATTCCGCCGTCGCAGGAGTCGTTGTCTTCGCCGGCGGGAGGCCCATTGTAGCCTATCGCCAGCACGCTGGATAGGTCCAGCGGTACGACGACACACCCCACTGCCCGTCGACTACATGTCGACAGAGAGGCAAGGCTTATAGCCAGGTCGACGAACACGGACAGTTTCTGCCCCAGCCTCCTGTCCCGCTTCGCCTCTAAGCAGGCCACGTATGACGACAGGTAGTCCAGCAGTTCCTGCGACTTCCCAGTCATGACTTGATCCTCCCCAGCATCTCCTCGGCGACGGCGACATCCCTCTCGTACAGGTGCAGGCTGTGCGCCAGGTGTGAATAGGTACCAACACGACATGGCAACTTACGACAGTTTAGTTCTTCTACCATCATCTCCAAGAATAAACACCACCAGGGCATGTCGTAGGCGAGCCCACGTACGACGTCGTTTGACCGCATCACGACAGTCTCATGGAGCAGGTCATCGCGCAGCATGAACGTGACGTGCATGGTGCACACCTGGTCCTTATTTCCAGCCCACTGGTGCTCTGGCAGTGACACCCGCACGTACGCCTGCCGGCTGTCCCGGTCGGCTATCAGGCGGTCTCTAGCCCATTCCCATGGCGTCTTTCTACCAGGGAGACATCTATTATACATCGTCAGCCAGCCATAATTTGAGTTGATCGTTCCATCGTCGTTGGCGATCTTCTCCCAGAACTTAGACGCCTGTTCCGCCCAGACTGCAGCCCGCCGCTCACCCGCCAGGTAGAGCCGCTCTTCTGCTGCCAGATAGCTGGCCAACTTCATATTCCTCTCAGCAGAGGCCGTCACGATTGAGCCACGCTTTGGATGTTCAACGACGAACAGCCAGTTCATCAGTTCATGGCACGGAAGACCTCGCGGCGAACAGAGAAAATCCGGCGAGTCGAGCAGCACCGTCAAAGCGGCGGCGTAGGCGTCAGAGGTAGTCTTATAGCTGTCCATCATCTCCCACCTCTCTCTGTGGTCAGCAGCGAGGCTAAGTCTGGCGAGCTGTAACCTAAACTTTTCCCAGGATGCCCTGGACGATCCTGTGAAATAGTCTTGGTAAGATTGCTTCTATGGACTTCGTCAAAGGCGGCAGCTAAGGGTAATCCAAACGTCACCGCGGTACCTACCGTCACGTACAGTAAGTCGGCCAGTGCGTCAAGCACCCCAACCTCGTCGCCAGTGGACAGCGCGGCTGCCAGCTCTGCCGCCTCTTCGACGATGAGGTGAACTCTCAGGGCAGTTGGACTGTATGGTTTAAGATCGGCTGCCGTCGCTGCTAAGCTATGGCTCAGATTGATCAGCTCGTCGTCTCCCGCCAGCGGCAGGTCCACTGGGAATCCGTACTTTCTATGAAACTCAGTCACTTTCTTAATGCATTCGTCCATCGACGACCTCCTCATAATGTATAAGTCCTTATGGCGTAACCTATTATAAACAATTAGAAAATCTTAAGAAAATACAAGAAATACATATGTACTTTTTTACAATAACTAGATAGAATGGCAATGTTGGCTAGGTGTTCTAGCCAACCAGAACCCGCCTGGTTGCCGGGTAGAAGATGGGTGCGATCGTGTTTCCCATGGACCGTCGTCCATCCCCAGTGAACGTCCAATACGACGTGGCTGAAACGTTCTCTGGTGACGAACGGACGACAGCTAGGCGAGTCAGGCAGTTTAGCGATGAGTATTCTGCCCGCCGATTCTACGCTTCCATGGACAGGCAAGGTCGCCATCCCTGCGTCATTAGGAGTGAAACTATGTGCCCTGAGATTCAGAAGGAAGAGTCTACCACCGCGGCCGCCGCCGTTACCGCCCCAGCTGTCAAGCCGAAGACGAAGAAAGCTGCCGCAAAAGTTGCGTCGAAAGTCAAGAAGACCGCCGACCCAAAGGCCAAGGCGGCCAAGAAGGGCCTGCCTAAAGTGGCCAAGAAAGCCACTGAAAAGGTTAACCGTACTGCCACAAAGGGAACGACTCCAGCAGAGCGAACTGTCAGCTTGCTTCGTGCGATGCGTCAGCTCGGAGCTACGTCCGTTGGGACAGCCCGACCTTCCGCCGACCTGGCGAAGAAGGCTGGCCTGACGAAGTTTGACGTGTACGGACTGTGCTACCACACGCACAGCCTTGTCGTCGACGGCCTGGTGAAGATCGTCAAGATGGAGGGCACCCGCGGGCTGTCTTACTACCTGACGGCCAAAGGAGTCAAGGCGAAATAGCTTACTGCAATCTAGCAGTTCACAAGACTCCTGGCTCAGGCAGCCGGGAGTCTTTTTTTGTCGACGCAGGATCATACTCCTATTCCTTCTGCCCAGCAGACTGGGTGATACTCCACGTTGACCGGCGTAGGCACCCCAATGTCATCACCACCCTGCTCCATCAACGCCTTCAACTCCCTGACCAATGGAAGGTTGGATCGCAGGTAGTTGAACTTGTCCGCCTTCCAATCCGTAACCTCGGTTGGCGACTTGGCTGCCTTGGGGAAGTCGAATAGGAGCTCGTCATGTATCTGGGCAACCATGTGCACGTGGAATTCAGGCTTCAGACCCTCATTGTGCTCATCGAGGCGTCTTTGGCAGCGCACCATAGCCTTGCTCATCCACCACATCGCGGTGCCCTGGACGTGATAGCTCAGGGGCACCGTGGGCGTCACACCGCCCCACCGACTGCGAGTACAGAGCAGCGGGTATCCGTGTTCTAGGTCGACTGTCTTGTCGGGGATCGTTTCCACGTAGCCATGCTCGTTGGCAAACTCGATCATCCTCTGACTTAACTGCTTGACCTTGACCAGGTGGCTCTCTATCTTAGCCTGGGCTCCTGGCACGTGGTAGGCCCTGTCCGCCGTACCACTCTCTGCCACCGCGCCGTACTGGATGGCAAAGTCACCGTTCTTCGTCCAGGCATACCAGGTGCTCGCGTAGACCTTCTTCACGTCCTTGCCGTACTTGGCGAACAGGTCCGGGTGGAGGATGTCGAAGAACAGCAGGTGGTTACTGCCGTAGTAAGGGGGCTGCTCCGGATGCTCAAACAGCTCTACCATCGACTCCTCGCCTGCCTCGTAGGCAGGGATTCTCAGTTCGATGTTGCTGGCGTCCATACTGTACCACTCACGACCTGGGCCCGGCCCGAAGATGTACCTCAGGTTGACGTCACCCTGCTTGCTGATCTGCTGCTCGTTGGGCCGCTCGCTGCTGAATCGCAGCGTGTTTGTCCCCGTGGGGTTCAACGAGCTGTAGACCACCATCGTGTCAGGATCGTCGGTGGGCAGCCAGAAGCTCTCATAGCTCTTCAGATATCCCAGAGCTGTCTGTCTGCGGCGGTATCCACGCAGACACTTGATGAACAGCAGGGGCTTAGACCGTACAGGCAGGGTGGCCAGCCATTCGTCCAGCACGTACTTGTCAGTAGACGGGGCCCCGCCCTTCGTCAACTTGGGCGGCACCAACTTGAACTTGTCGAACAGGACGTGCTTCAAGGCGTTGCTGCACCCGTTCACCGGCAGCGAGTCAATCTCGTGGTCTGCCAGGGCAAGGCACCTTTCGTGGAACTCGACTGACTCGCCGTGCAGCTTCTTCCTCAGCTCGTCGAACCGACTCCTGCTGACTGTCATCCCACGACTCTCGACCTTGACGATCACCGGCAGCAGCTTCAGTCGCTCGGCGTAGATCTTGTCGAGGTGCCTCTTCTCGATTGCCTGCTCCTGCACCTGCCATAAGGCCACAGTGGACGTACTGTCGCTATTGGCATAATCCGACGTAGCAGTCCTCCAAGGGTGGTCCTCTACGTAGCCTCTCTCTGCCGCGGCGGCTTTAGGTAGCCAACAGTCATGCTTCCACGTAGAATCTTTCGCCGAGGGCATCTCAGGTAAGCCGGCTTTGGCTAACCTCCACCCTTTGGGTGAAGCCTGCCGGCACTCCTGTACGGCTTGCCTCATCTTATCCTCGAACGGTTGCACGTCCGTCCCTAGATACTCCATCGTCATGCTGGTCAGGTCATGAGGTTGGTTGCTCGCCAGCAGATGCCCGGCTAGCAGAGTATCCACCACCTTTCCCCAGTTCCACCATAGTCTAGGTCGGCCATCCTTGCCGTCCATCAGCAGATTCAATGCAGTGTAGTCGAACTTGGCATTCTGCAGTACCAGGACGTCAGCCTCGAAGATCAGATCGTTGATTTTGCGCAGATCATCGGCGTCTGCCAGCACCTCCCTGGTCAGCGGGTTGACGTCCCACTCAAACCACGTGTTGTTTCCATCCTGGTCACAGAACGTGACAAGGAAAGGGCGAGCACCATGACGCAGGTCCAGACCGGTGGTCTCTGTATCTAGAGATAAGACGAGCTTCTTCCTTGAAGGCAGTCTAGGCATGTTTGCCAAACCTTTTCAATGTGCAAGGGGCACTGTATTTTCTTAGAGAACAAGGAATGCAACGAGAGCCATCGCTAGCTAACCCAGTGCCTCCGCAGGCAGCACACTTAACTGGGCTCATAGAACCAGTGTGGCTCTTCCTCTGTTGCTTCTGCGAGAACTCTGTTGGCCTGCTCGGTATCCTCGGCATCCCGGACGCTCCCGCGTAGCATTAGGTTCTTGACGGTGACTATGACGCCATCCTCAGTAGGCATCGTCTCCACGTCGATGAAGTCGTCCACCACCAGCAGGCACGGAGTATCTATCAACATCTTCACTACCATCGTAGGCTCTCCGGTTTGGTGAAAAGTTATCGCCCCCTTGAGATTGCGACTTAACTACCTCATGCGGCCGGCGGTTGCGCCTGTTCTCCGTTCGATGGCTCGAACTCACCACAGTAGTCGTGTTCACTGATTGTCGGGAATCCTCCATTGCCATTATCGACCACCGGCGCGCGGCGGCGGCACTCGTACCACATGATCCCACCGACGACGTTTTTCTGGATGAAGAAAAACTTACATCGGTCGCAAACATCCACGGCTAACTCTCCTTGGTTTGTGGCGGCGCGGGCTGTTGCTGAGTGTGTTCAGCCGCAATGATCTCTTCGATAAACTTGTCGTATCGCGCCCGCGCCTCTTTGTAGTCTGTTGTCACGTAATCAGGTACGGCAGTTCCACGCTGCGTTTCAGGAAACACCCTAGTTACGACGTATTCGTAATCCCCTTTGTCGTTCAGCTTCGTGCTTTCGAGGTAGACCAAGTGTTCATTGCTCGGGCCGTGAAAGAACGACCTGCTCGCGTCGAGAAACACCCTGTCTTTCGATGGCTTCATTTCAGTCGATCCTTTCATTATCGTTCCCACTGTGTGAGGATATCTCGTTCCGCCAGGCCGTCTGTCCGCTCGATTAAGACACACCAGTCGTTGTCATCGTAGGTTCCATCCGAGTCCCTACGTCGATGCACTGAATAGCCAATCGCACGCAGTTCCTTCTCGTAGTGTCGCAACAGGTATATTGATGCAGTTCGCACACGGTGGACGGTACGCCTGAATCTCGCAGTTCCAGATTCCGATGGAGTAAAGGTTCATAGTCGGTGCGGCCCGATTTGAACGGGCAACTTCGTGGACCCAAACCACGCACTCTGCCAGGCTGAGCTACGCACCGAAAGGCCGACGCCCGGTTGACGACTCCGGGGCGGGGTGCCACAAAACTACCGTACACTTTGGCGATTTTTGGAGGCGGCTATAGTGGGCTGGCCTCTTCATTGTTCGCTGAGTGTCTCGCTTTTACGTCCGCGACTACATCGGCTGCCGACCTAGGATCGGCACGCACACTGCCGGCTGAGCCGGCGGTGATTCACGAAAGTCCCGAGGGCCGGAGTTGCACCGGCTAGGCAAACGACTATTCCGCACGCCGCGTGCCACCGCAGCGCACTAAGCGCCGGCAGAGCGTTCCAGGTTGCAGCCTGGGCTGAATCCGGCTTCACAAGTTAAACTCCTGTTGCTCTCGTCGCGCGTTTCACTGTCAACGCCGCCTCGGGTGATTGGCCGGGTCGCCGTCCGAGGACTCTCAAACGGTGGAGGATTATAGCTACACCTACAACCACCGCGACGACCCGGCCTGGTGTTTCAGTCATCGCGTCTTTTCATCAGTCTCCCGATATTCCAACCGGCGACAAGCCCTAGCAGCACGCCACCAAACCAAGCGAGCAATACTGCTGCTAATGGTTCCATCAGCCTTCCTTTCGTGTTTCCTCTCCGGCAGGTGTTAAGAATAGAGGAGGTGTCTGGTGCCTACTTCCAGATACGAGGTGGGGTAGAACCTCGCACCGACTTCTTGCGACAGCCGGCAACCTCCCCAGAGAATACTTCAAGACCTCAGTCGTTTCGCTGGAGCTTGTCCCAGGGGATGCTCTTGTAGAGTTTCTGGTTGGTGAGATTCTTGAGGCTGACAGTCTCCTTGCTCTCGAACACGACCATCACCTCGCAGTCGACAGCCTTCTTCTCGCCCTTATGCTTGTAGGAGTAGACCTCGCCCTTGACGGGCTTCCAGTCGTCCACCTTCTCCTCCTCTTCTTCCTCCTCTTCTTCCTCCTCTTCGTCGTCGTCGCTCTCCATCATCTCAACGACTGCTGCCCAGTTGGCAGCCGAACCGATGTCATCCTCGCTGATCCCGGCCTCCTTCGCCAGGGTGTCCAGCTTGCTAGCGGCTTCCTCGTCTCCCTCGTCGTCAGCGGCAGCGGCCAGGGCTGCCAGGTCGACCTCCTCCTCGGGTTCGGGGGCGGACTTCTTCTTGCCCTTGACGGCAGCCTTGACCGGGGCGGCCTCCTCCGTGTTGTCCTCGACCCCAGTGTCCTCCTCGTCCTCGACGTACTCGCAGGCACCGCACCAGACATGGTTCACCATCGGCTCCTTGCCGGCGAACGGGTTCGCGGCGACCGCAGCAGCCTTCGTGCTGTAGGGACCCTTCGTGCCGACGAAGAACTTCCCGCCCCGCTTCTCGACCTCCGTCTTGCTGCCGCTCCAGGTGCGGAATCGGAAGTAGGGCTTCTCGTCCTTCAGCGTCTTGGCCACGTTCTCCAGGTCGTCCACGTCCATCTCTGACATGTCCACGCCGAGCTTCTGCATCTCGTTGACGACGTCCTCCAGGTGGTCCTCGACGCCCTCCCGCTTTCGGCCCGGCGTCGGGTAGAGTGGGATGGTGATCTGGGTCCGCAGCCCTTTCAGGAGGATTCCGTTGACTTCTGCCGGGCTGACGACGATCCCTGCGGCGAAGAACAGGTCCTTCCCCGCGTTCTGCTTGCCGGCTGCCACCTGGGTGAACTTGCACTCCACCAGGCGGGCAATCCCGCCCTCGATGCCAGCAGGCAGTCCCGCATTGGTATCATACTCGGCAGGCTTGACCTTTCTTTCGTCAAACGTCTTGCGAGCCTTGTCGCCAAGACGGGCGGCCAGGCTACTCTTCGACTTCTGCATCACCATAGATCTCTCCTTGTTGAAAACGTAGTTCAAACTTACTCGGGTCTTACGCTGTGGATGGCCTCGTAGACCTCCTCCCTGTGAACTGGCACCTCCTTGGGAGCGCCGATTCCTAAGTGAACCTTGTCACCCTGGATGCCGGCGACGTAGATGATGATCTTGCTCTCACCGTCGCCGATGATGATTCTCTGACCGAGCTTCCTTGTCAACGCCAGCATGTCAACCTCCTTGCTCGATGACCTTTCTGATCTTGTCGTAGGTAGGGTCGACGATGACGTCTGGCATCACCTCACCCTCTACGTGGACTCGTCGGAACCCTGTCATGTAGATCGGGTGAGGACCGACCCTCAGGCAGTACTCAGCCCTGCCGGTCCTGCTGACCATCGACGTCTCCCCCTTACTGCCCAGCTTCACGCTCTTCTTGACGGTCTGCTCACGGATGAACGTCTGGCACAGGTAGTCGCTGGCCCCGTTGAGCCATCCGGCCGTGCTAGGAGTCAAGGCAGCCCCTACTGTCGGGCTGATCAGGTCGCTGCCCCCCTCGTCGTTGAAGTTCCTCTCATGGGCGACGATGATCACGTTGATGCCGGCTGTGTCGGCCAGGTTGAGTAGTACTCTCAGTCGCTCCTTCGTCTGTACCCCGCAGGACTGCCACTGCTCTCGCCCTGCCATACCCCATGACTTCTCCACCGGTGAGTCGTCCAGACCCAATATCTCTTTCATGATCATGTCCTGAAGACCACCGGCAGTGTCCAGCACGATAGTCCTGTACTCGCTTTGGTAAGCAACCACCTCGTCGACCTGGCTGCTGTGCGTCACTCGCAGGAAATCTACCTGCTTGATCGTCCTGACAGACTTGGTGCCATCCTCCGTTCCAAGTATCAGCAGCGGTTTGGGGAACGAGCAGGCCAGCGACGTCTTTCCCGTCTTCCCTCTGCCGTACAGCGTCACCTTCATCCCATCGTCAGGCATCTCGTCGACGTGCTGTATCTCCAGACCCCCTACCCTCCTGATCGCTGACTTCTTCGCACCCTGCTTGACTACCTTCGGCATTTTCTACTCCGGCTGGATTAGGCGTTCTCTGTTATTGCTTTTGGAAAACAGTAATCACTACTATCGAGCATCTTCAACCTCTCGCAGAATACTGATTTTATCTCTCCATTAGAGTACTCTACGATAGCTGCAGGATATGCAGCACCTGATTCATCGATATCTTGAGACCATAAATGAAACACCGCTCCAACCCAAAGATCTCGTTTGGCTATGTCACGCACGAGACATGGACGATGCTCTTGGACTATTTTAATGAAGCTGTCGCTATGAGAGGCCATATCTCACCTCAAAAAGGTACGTCATCTTTATCTTCTTTGATTGGCCCGACCTCTGCGATCCCCACCGTGTAGAGAGCTTCCCAGACCTTGGCGATCTTCAGCCGAGCTTCTAGCAGACTCTCCTCGATCTCCCGCAGCATGATCGCCAGGTTCTTGAGCGGCAGCCTCTCTGGCTCCTTCTTCTTAGGCTTGAGTCTAGGCATCATTCAGGTCTCTTGGCTGTTGAGGTGATCTGACGTTTTGTGTCTTCAAGCTTCTGCAACCACTTGAGGAACGCCTCCGTAGAGCAGGGATCGCCTGGGCAAGCATCGCACGGGGTGGAATGATTTGTATGCACCATCCCATGGTACTCTTTCCACAGGCTCGTCAGATTGCGTAAGGAGTATTTCATGCCAACTCCGTGAACAGTTTCTTGTTCCTGGTCAGCCCGACCTCTGACTTGGTGGCCAGGTACTCGTCCATGTCGCTGCTGCCACCCTCTAGGAGAGGATTGTAGACGCCGTAGGGTAGACGGTAGTGGATCGGGTCTGCGAATGGGTCTCGCCGTCCCTTGGGACTGCTGACCCACCTCCACCAGTTGCACAGCTCTTCGAGGGCATTGTCAAAGAACTCATGCTGAAACCGCCTTACATCCTGCTCAGTGATCTCGACCCTCCAGCGAGAGAAGAAGTAGGCTTCGTCCTCCATTATAACCTGGCCTAGGCGGGCGTAGAACTCGACGTCCGTCTCTCCGGCGGGGTTGCTCTTCGTGGGCTGGTGCTTGCGGATGGACCCCTTTCCGCCGCTGAGCGGACGACGCACCACGTTGTAGCGGACGCCGGCAATCGTGTGCTCATCAAGGATCTTTTCAATATCTTCACTATGGAAGAAGCCCCCCCTACTCTCCTTCAGTGCAACCAGGTACATCATCGTCTGCAAGTCGAAACCGAGCTGCCTCTTTAGTTGCTCCTCGACGATGTCTCCCTTCGTCTTGTTCTCTTGGAGGTAGATGGCGGCGTTCTTCCCTTTACCGATCAGGTCGACCGAGTCCCACTTCCCCCGGAGCCTGACGACTGACTTCGTAAATGGCAGCTCATAGGGAACGTCGAACACCTGCTCCTGCAGCAGGGGCGTTCGATCCTTCACGTCCTGGTGCTTGGACCAGTACTTGACATAGATTGGAAACTGAGTCTTGCAGACGTTGTACCAGTGCTGCACCTGCTCCTGCTGTAGGGGGTATCGCTTACATAGGTTCTGGCAGTAATTGTAAAGTTTTGATGTCACCTCTAATTGATGTTGTTTACTATCACTGTAGATGTTTTGTTTTGCTAGTTGTTCTTCACAGGTGTGCCACATCTGGCCGTACTCAAGCCGATGATTGAAGGTGTCTTCCGTTCCCAGACCCTCGACGACCATCAGTCGGAACCTCTCGCGGCAGCAGAGCCACCTGCTCAGCATCGACTGGGTAACTCCCCCTCTTGGACCTACCGCCTCCGGTCCTTCCCAGGGCAGCTCTTTCTCGGGTCTCTTATGCTTGACTGTAGGCATGAGTTGTCTCCTTATCGGATCTTTTACACTCAACGGATGGGGCGTTGCAGTCAGTAGTTACCCTCGGCTTTTAGCTTGGCTTGATAGCGGGCAGCATCAACAGACTGCTTCTCAAGTCGTCGCTTGGCTCGATCGCGAGCGGCAAGAGACCGCTGCAACAGGGAAAGTGCAGCCCTCTCGGAATCAAGGTCAGCAAGACGTTGCTCGATTTCGGAAAGCGTCATCTCCCGCAGGGCGGTCAAGGCGTCATTTATCTTGGGCTTGCCTGTCATATGGGTAATCTCCCTCATCACGAGGCACTACTATTATACCTAGTCTAAAGATCCCAGTTATAGATAGAGAGCTGCGGCGCTCTCCACAGTGATGACGCACCGCTTGATGGCCAGCGCCTGCTGGCTCACGTCCATCCGCAAGATGGCCGCAGGGTGGGTGATGGATACCGTCATGACGTCGTCCATCTTCGGGGCGTGCTTGAGCGACAGCAGCCCCACGGCGACGATCAGGCTTGGGTCACACAGCTCCATGATCCTCTGCAGCCTGGGCCTGCATGAGACGATCGCCTCCTTAGGGGGCTCTCCCTTGGCGTTCGACTCGTCTCGCGGTATGCACCCCACCAAGTTGATCATCGCCACCGGGTACTTATCCCCCAAGGACTGCTCTACGACGTAGTCCAGCAGCCTGCCAGCAGGTCCGACGAACGGCCTGCCCAGCACGTCTTCGCTGTCTCCAGGTGACTCTCCGACAAACAGCACCCGGCAGGGTATGGTGCCGCGTGCTTGCACTACGTTGTTTCTCTTATTGCAGAGCAGACACCTGTCACAGTTCCTCCACTCATCCACACATCTCTGGTATTCGCTGGTCACTCCCCACCTCCCACGATCTTCCCTACCTGCTCGATAACCATTGCCATTGCCGTTGCGTCCGGGCCCGGTACGCCGTCGCGAAGTCGGTTCAAGTGCGACTGAAATGCGATGTTCACCAGTCGCATTAGCTCATTGTACCGATCTGTTGTAAGGCACCGCAAAGCCACGGCCAGCACCTCCGCATTACTCTTTCGCTCGATCTCGGCAGCTACATCGTCTAACGACATCACTCACCCCTTTCGATCTCGTCTAGTTTCTTACGGATCAGCCCGATCGCCACCGAATCGTGACTGATGATTCGCGTAGCTCTATACTTGTTTCTCGCGGCAATTCTCGCATTGTAGACAAGGCTAGACAGAACGTCGTAAGGACGGTCGATCGCTTGGTAGTCCGCGTCGACCGTAACCACCATCTCTCGCGATTTGTCTTTCGCGTTCATCGCTTCGCCCTCACCACCCTTGTGTAGTCTGGATTCCACGTCACGATCGACTTATTTGACTCATTGAAGGCGTCAAGGGCCGCTTCCAGTTCCGGTTCGCCGGTGAGATCACAGTTACGGTCTTCGTCCAAATCGACGAATCGTTCGAGGATATCTATAATGCACAGTTGTACCGCCGGGACCGCATCGCACACAAAGACGTATTCCGGCATGATTCCGTCTTCATCCTCGATCGCTTCCACCATGTCGCCAAGGCTGGCATAGTAGTCTCGCTCATCGCCATTGCCGTCGTGGTCGTTGAACACTGGGCCATCCCATGAATCCAACTTTACGGCCGTCTCGATTCTGGTGTCGTAGAGTTGCTTATCACGAAGGGTCTGACACTCACGGTGCCGGTGGCTGTAGTCTGTCTTTTTGTCAAGCGGCTCTCCACAGACGTCGCATCGGCAACACCGTTCGGCGATACCGCGCCCGTCGACCGCGACCCATCCACGATCGCATGCTTCGCACATCCACACGTTTGTTGGCGTGCCGTCTTGTTTGAATAGCTTGTATGCGTTCATGCCTTCCACTCATTTGCTGACGGATAGTCACGATATGGCACCTTCGGTTCAGGCATTTCGATCACCGGCCCAAACGAACGCGCCCCGCACTTCTGGCAGGTCAGCGTGCCGTCAAGGTCTCGCGTCACCTTGCCTCCGCAACGGGAGCAAGTTCCTATGGTTGTCATTTCAATGCCTCCTCCATCTGACTGACCACGTCCCACACTCTGTTTGTATACACCGTCAGACGCCTGTGCAGGGCGAAGGCCAGTGCCTTCTCCGCCTCTACCTGCGTCCCGAACAATATAGCAGCGTGTTTTTGCCGGGCAGCCAATGTTGGACACCCAACCTCCTTGCACATAAATGGCCATTCCTCGCCAGCACGTGCTGCACTAATGATCTCAACTTGACATACCCGACCTGGACATGAGACAACCTTCTCTCCAAGTTGGTATGTCCAAACGATGTCGCCAACCTTGTATTCGTCAACTCTCATTTCTTCTTCCCCTTCTCCATGTTGTCGTGGACCATCTTCGCGCATTCTGTGAAGAACTCCGATGCAACGGCTGGGGTTAGATCGGTTCCTCGCCCATACTCACACCTAACTCCGTACAATGGTGCGTCTATACACTTGTAGGTTTCCAACACAACAGAGTGCCCATCAACGACTGAAACTAGGTCTGGTTCCACCATGACTCGCTGCTTGGCCATCACGACAACTCCTCAATGCGTACATTGATCGCGTCCACCGTCGCATCGCGGTGGCTTATCAGTGCGTCCCTGAGCGACGCCTTCGCCTCGGCCTCCGTCTCGAATACATTCTCCGGCGAAAAGAAGCCAATATATTGCCGACTCTCACGCTCTCCACGTTCCTCAACAAGCGTACATGCGACTCGTGTATGCTGGTCGTACGTGAAATAAGACAGCACGTCAACGTGCAGAATCACGGCACCTTGCCAGTTGTGGATGGGCATCTCGAACGCCCATAGCCCTCGACGCCCTGGATATGCTTCACCGAGTCTCATCGTGCGAACTCCATCTTTTCGAGTTTGGCAATCTCGCGTTTCAAGGCCTCGACTCTTTTAACACGCATCTCCTCGGCCTTGGCGACGGCGGCCTCTCGCGTTAGGCACCAGTCGTCTTTGTGGTAGTAAATGGGCCACCCACCTTCACATCGCTCACATCGCTCTTCGACGTGACCGTCACCACGGTCAGTCACTTCTCGCTCGGTGATCCCTTTTGTCAGGGCATATTTCGTAACGAAGACTTTCATGGTTTACCCTTTCACACTAGAATCCACACCACGACCGCGACGGCGGCCACGACCAGAACCTCGACTAGAAGAGCCCAGATCGGAATGCGGATCATGGGGTTGACCCTTTCAACACTTCGAGGCACTTCGGGCAGATTGAGTCTGACAATCCAACGCGCGATTGCACTTCCCATCGCGGAGCGGACACCGGTCGTCCGCATAGTGTGATTGATACGCTGCTGTTGTGTTCGCGGATGTGCCACGGTGAGTCTGGTCCAGATGCAATGGACTCGCAAAACGAGTGAGTATCGTTCAGTGTAACGAAACGGTCTGATAGCGTGATTTGGACTAGTTTCATCGTTTCATCCCCAATTCGTATTGGCGAAAAGCTGCTTTGTCGTCGGTCGAGCTGCGCATGAAGAGACTTACTGTCACGCTTTGGACATAGACGCCAACACATTGCGGCATCTTCTCGTCGGATCAGGTCATCTTTCATCACTCTCCTCCGATCAGTTCAGGTTCGCCTGCATAGAGAGGGTAGATCGGCCAGGATGCCTGGTCCGCTCTTGTCGCCATTTCTCTGGCAACAATTTCGGCCTCTTCCCTGGTTGCAAGCACAGCCATCTTTGTATCGCCCTCTGCTCCGCGAACTACCCACGCTAGTGGACTGAACTGGTCGAAGTCACCGGTCAGTATCCTTGCTTTCTTTCGTGCCATCACGCTTCTCCTATCTTTGCCTTGTCGAACTTCGGCACGTAGGCCCAGCCAACTACGTTCATAGGAAACATCATGCTATCAGGCCCATTGGCGTAGAACTTGCCAAAACGTTCGTCGTAGAAGCCAATTATTGGCAGCGCAACGTCCGGATCGTAGACCGCTGCGATGTAGAGCAACAGGTTGTTGCACCGGCCGGGCTCTGGCTTCTCGGTTGGCGGGTGGATCGTCATGTCTTCTTCTCCATTTCGTCTGCCCGTGCGGTCAACCACGCGGCTATCTCACGCAGTTGCGAGGCTCTGTCAAGGCTGACCGGAAACGCTGAAGATATAAGCACTGTGCGAGAATTATTGCCGTACTGGTAAGAAGAAAACACAATGGGATGTGCAAATTGGTCGATGCAGACCAACTCTACATGGCTCTTCTTCATTCTTCGCATGGTGTCACCTTTTCCTCGAGCACTTCCAGAGTGAGCCGGACTCGGGAACCTGGGGCGAGGAGTTCGAGAACCTTTTCAAAGGAGTAAGGAAATCTTTCGACACTCATGTCGTAACCATCCTTGTCAACCACCGATCGCTGATCGTCATCATTCGCGACCACCATGTCGAGCGACACAGTGGATCGCGGTGGAACCTCGCGTGAAAGGTCTTGCTCTCTTTTTCGTCTGGTTGATATGTCTAGGAACAAGGACGCGCCGAGCCTGGCGTTGTTGTCCAGCCATGCGGCATCGTCGCACGCCAACTGGATTTCTTTGGCGCACTTCTCCCCACGGCTGCACTGGCTCGGGTGTTCCGTGGCAGTCTTAACCATCCGCATGAAACACTTAAGGGCGTCGTACTCGCTCATCGTGACAATCATTACCTGTCCCCCAGGACGTTTCGTGGATGAACGTAACCACAACTAGACTCCAGCCCAATCGAGGAACGCCTGTAGTCCTGGGACCAGCCACCAGAAGCCCCACAGCGCGAGGCTGAGGCCTGCTACATAGTAGCCGAGTGAGAAGAGCGTTTTCATGTCGATCCCCCCCTTGGTCCCATAGTGATCTCGTAAGACCAGTCATCTACTCAGCAGGCCGAGATGCCGGCGGCGGCAATACTCAGCGATCAGCATCGCGTCGGCGGTGGCCAGGATGATCCTCTCGGTGGGAAACAGCTGCTGGGCTCTCGCCTTGAGCCGGTTCTTCCAGCGGGTGCTCGACTCTCCAGGCTTCTTGGATAAACCGAAGCATGACTGCCACCGCCGTGGTACGACTGGCTCCGTCGGTATCCTGCAGGCCATCAGAGCCATCTCCAGCCTACCCACCCCTCGGCCGAAGTTGAACATATAGGAACCGGGCTGCCCCTTCCCTACGTAGCCTCCGACCTGCTCGATGGTCGCCCGGACCTCCACGCCCTCCTCGGAGATCTCCCTGAGCCATTCTAGCAGGTCCGCAGGGGACTCCGGTATCGACGTCCCGGAGACTAGCTCTCCGCTGGCTCCCAGCAACGCTAGTCCCCCGTTCTTCCCGGGGTCGATGCCCAAGTAGTAGACTCGTTTGTTTTTCAGCCTGGGCACGTCAATCTCCTAGCCTGCCATGGTGGACGACAGTAAGAGTTCCTCCCTCAATGAACACGCCGATGCTGACACCATCCCTGGCTGCGGCGTTCCGGAACTGCTGCGCCATCGAGTGAGGCTGGCAGAAGTAGTCAACCCCACGGACGACTGTCAGGTTACTTCTCCTCCGCAGCCACTTGCTCCACGGGTATCGAATCTTGCCTCCGCCTCGTCGAGTCAGTCGCTTGCTCACCATGGTCTCTCTCCTGTGATGGGACGCCCACGCCCTGAGAGCCGGTCGTGGTCTGTCGCTCGCCAGGCTTTCCCTGGCCGTCGCATGACTGATCTCCTTTGCGGTAGGCTACGACGCGGCGGATGACTCAGCACGCCCCAATTATAACCTACTATTTATAACTACCATCTGACGGGGCCTCGCAGCCGCCGGCGGCCAGTTACCCCCGGCCGAACGGGGGTAAAAATAGTTTTACTATTTTACCTTTTTAGGTATTTACTTTCTACACCTATCGTATTATACTGGCGTTCACGGGGTGGTATGTGTATAAGTATATGTATATACTCTTATCTATATAGAGTGAGATGACTCAAGACTAATAGCCTGGGGGCTATTTACTTCTACCGTGCAGCTATTTATAATAGCCGGGGTCGCGGCCAATCCAGGTCGCATTCTTCCCTTAACACGTATCAAGGATTAGTGCAATGCCGAAGCTACGCAAGCCTACGGTCGCTGAGGTCAACTCTGGACGTGATGTGAAGTTCGACACGATCTCCTCTGACGTCTGCACGGGTGACACCGCCATCACCGTGGACGACGCTAAGGAGATACTCGGGTGGGAAGAAACCTCCGAGGGCAACTACGTCAGGGAGATCTACACCCTGGCGAAGCTCAAGGTGCTGTGCAAGAACAACCTCACCAACCGACCGCTCTACAAGAACGTGGTGCAAACGCTCCAGCAGGAGATCCTGCAGGGGAGGTGGAGGATGAACGGGGAGCCCATCATCGTCGGCCAGACAGGGTTGCTGCTGAACGGACAGCACACGCTCATCGCCCTGATCCTGGCCAACGTCAGGTGGGGGCAGGACAAGGAGGCTTACGAAGAGAACTGGACCACCCCTCCCACCATCGACAAAGTCGTCGTCAGCGGGGTGGACGAGGGCGACGACACGGTGAACACGATGGACACCTGCAAGCCCAGGAGTCTGGCAGACGTGATCTATCGCAGCGAGTATTTCGCCTCCCTGCCCCACGGGGAGCGAAAGAACGCCTCCAGGATGGCTGACCATGCCATCCGGCTCCTCTGGCACCGCACCGGGGCTAAATACGACGCCTTCGCCCAGAGGAAGACTCACTCGGAGAGCCTGGACTTCCTTGACCGACACCCCAAGCTGCTGGAGTGCATCAAGCACATTCACGAGGAGGACGGGGAGGGGGCGATCTCACGATACGTCGGGCCAGGCTACGCCGCTGGCCTGCTCTACCTGATGGGCTCGTCCAAGAGCGACCCTGAGCCGTACCGTGGATCGGCCCACCCCAGCGAGGAGTCCCTCGACTGGTCTGCCTGGACCAGGGCGTGCGACTTCTTTGTCCTGCTGGCCGCCGGGGGGAAAGACGTCTCCGCCGTCAGGCGTACCATAGCCAACCGGATGGAGCAAGGCAGCCTGACGATGGCCGAACGCTGGGCCATCCTCACCAACGCCTGGCTGGCCTACTCTGACGGCGAGCCGATCACCGAGAAGTCACTGAAGCTCTCCTACACAGAGAAGGACGGGGTGACGCTGCTGGAGGAGCAACCTTCGGTAGGAGGCATCGACCTGGGCGACCCTGACACCGTCGACGAGGATCAGGTACCGATGCGGGACCCCAAGCCCGAGGAGATCGCCGAGGGGAAGAAGAAGCTCAAGGGTGACGACAAGACGGGGACCCAGAAGCCCAGGGCTGTCAAGCTGTTCGCCCCGGGGAAGGCTGGGGCAAACTGGGCCAAAGGCGACGTGGCCTGGGTGAGAGATCCTGATGGAGAGCACTATCTGGGACAGCTGGCCGAGGATCCCTGGGACTGCGACGACTCCCAGTGCAGAGTCACGGTGAGGACGGCCAAGGGCGAAGAGTGGGAGGTGCTGTACAGCGACCTCAGCCTTGAGAAGCCTAACGGAGTCCAGCCCACCGCCAAGAAGACGAAGCCCAAGGCCAAGGTCAACGAGTGGTGCCTGGGTGACCATCCCTGGGTGGTCGAACCCGGCAAGGAGACTTGGCGAGGAGCCATCGTCGAGATGAGCAAGAACGCGGCCAAGATCAAGGTCGACTCGGGCTTCCAGGGCTCTTCCACCGTCCGGGTGGTCGCCATGAAGCACCTGGCCCGCAAGCAGCCTACCCCCTGAAAATCGAGGTCCTATCTGCCCCAGCCTGGCAAACTGGGGCTATTTAACTTATCTGGACTCTCCATAACCCCTGTAACTATAACCACTTAGGAAAATCTTTGGATTTTCTTAAATAGGCTATTAACTTCGCCGAATAACTATTTATAATAGGAGTAGTTACGGCAACCAAAACTAACAGCCCTGGCAGGGGCGGGAGAAAGAAAGATGAACGCGACGCGAGAGCAACTAAGTCGTAAAGCAGTCAACTCTCAGGGTGATGACCGGGGAACTACCCGTGCTATTCATGCTGCGGCTGCCTCTGCTGCTATCGATGCAGGGGACCATAACAAGGCGATCCTAGAACACTACGCAGCAAGGGAATCGCTAGAAAACTTACACCAAAGTGGTGATCATTTTTCCCGTAGTCCCCGTGAGATGAAACGCATTAGAGATGGTATTCAATTCCATACGTGTTCGGTTGCATCGGACGGGATGGTACCACCCACTGTTTTAAGTGTGGTGCCTTCAGAAGCAAGGATGGAATAATTACTCCCTCCTATCGCCCGCTACCTGCTGGATTCACCCCTTCTGACTGTTCTTCCAGTAAACACTGAAAGAAAGGAAGCGGGGCCGACTGACGACACAATTCTGTCAGTCTATGATTGTCATATCTAAGGGAACTAGTATAAAAGGAGAGTTGTCGTGCCACGATACTGCATGGAGGTGCTGGTGCGTCCAAACGAGCCTAACTCGGAGGAACTGGGAACTGAAGTCGCCTATCATGTCAACGTTACCTCCGAGACGGAGTTGAAGGCCCGGAGGGAGGCACTGTCGCAGGCGTGGTTCAACGGGTACCTGGTCAGCAAGTTTCTGTCTATCAGCAAGAAGAGCATCGCATGAGAACATCTGAGGTGGCGAAGTTGATCGGGTGCTGCCCCCGATACGTGAGAACCCTCATCCGGCAGGGAAAGCTGGTGCCTGTGGTCAGGGATGTTGACTACGGCTACGACGTCTCAGTGGAAGAAGTTCGCAAGTTCCTGTCTCGGCCGCAGGGCCGGGGCTGGCCCCGAGGTAAGCCGAGGAATTGACCATGATCTCAGCCTGTTACTACAAGACCGTCTCCGACGGACCCTGGCTTCCGGGATTCGTCTCTGACTGCCTGAGGGGCGGAGGAGTGTCCCTGGACACGTCCATTGGCATCAAGCTAGGCCCTCGAGACGTGTACAGCATCCGTGTCGATCATCGCTGCTCAGGGGAGCTGTTCGACCTGATCGTCGAGTCTGGGTATTTCGTCCTGGGGATGCCCAGGCTGCACAAGCTGAAGGAGGGCGGGCACAGTGGCTAAGCTGTCAGATCGGATTGGGATGAACAAAACCAAGAGCATTGCCCCTCACCTCGTCATCGAGGCCAGGGCGGGGACGGGAAAGACCACCACGCTGATCGAGGGGCTCAAGTACGTGATGGGTGGGGAGTCCTCGATGGTCCCCTCCTCGCAGCAGTCTGCGATCTGGCACGCGATGATGCCAGACTTTCAGGCGGGGGAAAAGCCTCCTGGCACTGTCTGCTTCTGCGCGTTCAACTCCTCCATCGCAGCGGAGCTGAAGGCCCGGGTCCCAGAGGGCTGCGAGGCGATGACGATGCACTCCATGGGCTACAGGGCAGTCCGTCGAGCATTTCCCAGCATCGGGCGGGTCAACAAAGACCGCGTGCAAGCTATCATCGCAGAGATCTTACGCTGCGACGTCAAGACGCTGAGGTACCAGCGAAGAGGGTTCGTCGAGGCTGTCAAGGACTTAGTAGACCTGTGCAAGATGAATCTCTACAACCCTGATGCTCCTGTGCTGCTGTGCCCTGGACAAGATCCCCTGGCCGATCTAGCTAGTTACTACGACATCGATCTCAACGGCAATTCCTCTGAGGTGTTCGACCTGGTGCCCCGGGTGCTAGAGCGATGCAAGGACGTAGAGCGGGACAGGTGCTGCGACTTCTCTGACATGATCTGGCTTCCGGTCGTGCTCGGGCTGAACATCTTCAAGTATGACCTCCTGCTGATCGACGAATTCCAAGATTGCAATCGCTGCCAGCACTCTTTGGCGAAGATGTGTGGGGACCGGCTGATCTTGTGTGGGGACCCCAGACAGTCGATCTATGGCTTCGCAGGAGCAGACTCCCAGAGCATGAGCAGGATGGAGGAGGAGCTGAGAGCTACAGACCGCGGCTGTCTCCACCTGCCTCTAACCGTCACTCGGCGGTGCGGCAAGGCCATCGTCGAGGAGGCCAAGAAGATCGTGCCTGACTTTGAGGCGTTCGAGACGAACCCCGAGGGCAAGATTCTTCGGCTGTCGATGAAGACGAGCAGAGAACGTGGCAGCCAATGCGAGCATGTGTATGGCGCAGACAACGTCTGCCAGAGGTGTGGGGAAACTGCTGGCTACCGGTCCGCAGTAGCCGACGGTGACATGATCCTCTGCCGGTGCAACGCTCCCCTGGTGAGCGAGTGCTTCAAGTTCCTGCGAGCCGGTCGCAGAGCCGACATACAGGGACGCAAGATCGGTCAGGGGCTCATCAGCACCGTGACGAGGCTCTGCAACCCGAGAGACCCGGCAGACGTCCCTGTTGAGTTGCTGCTCATGTGGCTGGATGACTGGCTGCTCTCCGAGCAGAAGAAGGAGCGAGCCAAGAGGCACCCCAGCGACCAGAAATTGATCAGCCTGCAGGATCGGCATGCCTGCCTGGCGTGCTTTGCCGACGAGGTGAAGACAGCAGCCGGGGTGATCGGGAAGATCGAGTCCGTGTTCACCGACGAGAGTCGAGGTGGAATCAAGCTCAGCTCAGTCCACAAGGCGAAGGGGTTAGAGGCGAGGCGGGTGTTCATCCTGCTGCCCAAGGAAGCTCCTATGCCTCACCCACTCGCGAGATCCCCATGGGAGAAAGAACAAGAACTCAATCTGAAATACGTAGCAATAACCCGAGCGATTGAAGAACTCGTCTGGGTCTCTTAGGATATAGTAAAGGTGCAGTTAGGCTAGCTACTGAACAGCGGGGAACCTTACCCGTCCGCTGCATATTCTACCCTGGGGCCTACTGGAGGAGTAGTGTCATGCTTACCCCGAGAAGAACGGGGCAGATCGTCGAGTCTCATGGGCTGTCCTGGAGAAGATCATGCAGCTCGGGTTACAATGACTAGCACAGAGTCAAGGAGGGTAAGATGCCTAGAGTACCAAAACTGCAGACCAGCAGCCTGGCCGTGAGGATCGGAGTGGAGAGAGGGACGACTCTCAAGGCGATGGAGGACGAGTTAGACGCTCGTGACAATCGTAGAGTCCGCTGCTACTCGTGCGGGTACCAGCAGAGGGACGAGGGGGTCAGAGCTACCTGCTGTCGGTGTGGATGCAGCCCCATGCCGAGCTATGAGTACTCCCCAGCATGTTTCTTCTACCCGAAGAGGCGAGAGACCCAACAGCAGAGGATCGAGGAGCAGTTGAAAAAACGTAGAACTGAGGAGAGAGATGGGAAGTAATGACATGCTCGGGGGTGACCAGAGCCACCCGACAGACACTCTCGACGCGAAGCTCGCCCGCGTCCGCGCCAAAGCTGGGCGTGCTCTCGCGTGGCTGGACGACAACAAGTATCCGAACCGCCGGAACCATGCGTGCCGTGAGGCGTTGGAGTCGTTCATGCGGGAGTTTCCGGGGGATGAATGATGCGATACGAGCACGCAGTATGGACCAGGCGCCGTGGAAGAGTGATGACGTTGTTTGGTTCCAAGGAAGAGGACGCTACAGTAACGTGGCAGATAGAGCAAGCTCGCATGGAGGCAGACCATTGGCTGCGTTACGCAAGGGGGATGAAGCAACTGGCCATGCGTGAACGGCACAAGCGGTTTCTAGCCGAGACGAAGTGGCGGGTCGCTATCCAAGGTCAGCGGAAGAAGTGCCGTGCAGCATACAGACTGTTTTAAGGAGGAAGACGAATGACAGACCCGTGGCTCGACCAAGTAACGAAGCAGCTAACTGCCATCCTCGCCCTGGAAGCGAACTGGGACGGCGACGGGGCACTGGCCCCCGATCCCGAGATCATCGAACGGGCGAACCGATTCGCCGGCGTGCTGGAGTCGCACGGCGTGACACGGCCACAAGTTGTACCGACGAGAGCCGGCGGCGTGCAGTTTGAGTGGAACCCACCTGGCGGGTATTGTGAGTTGGTGTTTCTTCCAGACAGAGAGATGCACCTGTTCGCGGACAACGACGCCAAGCTTGAGGAGAGAAGCAAGACGATGGCGAACAGCGACAGCGTCTGGGCGGCTGACTACGTTGCGATTTACCTTCGATTCGCAGGAGCCATGTAATGGTCGAGCCTCACTCGACACGACTAGAAGCACGGATAGGTGGCCTCATGCGGTGCTGCTTGCAGACGTTCTCCGAGGCGATGGTGCATGACGAAGAGGGCGAAGTTCTGCCGTGCAAATGATGTCCGTCGTCGATGATCGTGCGCGACGGCGCTTGGGAGTGGAATCACCCGAAGCTAGGAGAACCGGAATGAGAACCTTCGCCGAACTGCGAGATCAGGTGGCCCTGTTGAAAGACCTGTCCGACATGGGATGGAATGATGATGTACGACCCACGGTCGCGTTGGCCGCTCGTTACGCCCTGCGATGGGCCATGGGGTTGATCCCCGACACTGCCCCGACGCCGGCACAACTGATCGACGGGACGCGGAATCCGCCGGTGATTGACAGGGCCGAGGTGACAGTGGAAACTGACCAGAAGCCATCCTGACGAACGGAGGATTACCATGGCCAAGATGATTGTCGTCAAGCCGCGCGAGTGGGGTCCGACGCTGATCCACCTCCCGCGAGAGACGCAGTCGATGGACGATCCAGCGGGGACCCACGAGGTCCCGGGGGACTCGTTCAGGGATCGCACCGTGCTCTTCTACGACGTCCGAGACCCGGACCTCCACTGGATGGTAAACGGGGTACTGCGAGTCAATGAGTCCAGATTCCTCGACGCTCCCCCAGGCTGCCTGCAGATGATCGGCTGGAACGGCCGTTGGAATAACGAGACAAGTCTCTGGGACATCCGCGCTCGATTCCGGGAACTGTCTGGGACGTCCTTCTTAGTCGCCTACACCACCAGCACGTTCGGGGCGATCGACTTTGATGCCTACTTCAGACGGGCGTTAGGCGAGGTTGAAGTCATCCCAGAGGATGACGACTCTGTCCCCTACAGGCGGTTGTCGGCACTGGGCTAGAGGGCTGATGCAATGATCGGTGGAACACACCTTGCCAGCGACCGTTGCCCGACTTGTGGCTGCCAGTGTGGTAGTTGGACGATTAGCGGGACATGCGATCCCGTAAAGAAGGTTGGCGAATGTCCGACGTGCGGACGTGACCTGTGTGCCGTTCCAGGCCAGCAGGCCGTTAGACCTTCGACCTCAGCCCATCAGCGCCCCGCACGATACCCCGTAGTACGCCGTAGCGGGCCGCCAGGCAGGGCTGGGGTAACTTAGCCCCAGGAGCTGCCAAGGGCCTCTAGGGGGCATCCTAGGGGCCTTAGACAGGGTACTAGCAGCCCTACCTCCCCGCGCAGGAGGCGGCCGGGAGCGAAGCGGTGCCCCTGGCGGGGGGTAGGGTGCTGTAGGGCCAAGGTTCTCCCCCTCTCCAGGGGGTATCTCCGGACTGGGCTCCCAGTGCCTTCCTGCGGTAGAGCTGAGCAGACTGTCTGTAGATCGACGTCAGGTCCGCAGGGCGGGGGTGGTCCTGGTGGTGCCCCGTGACTGCGGTGTACCTGGGAGTCAGGTGCCGGCCGTTGATCAGGCACTGGGCCAGCCAGACGTCCTCCCGGCCAGGTTCGGTGAACTCCTCGTCGTTGCCCCCGACTGCGTACATGTCCTCCCGCCACACTGAGCCGAGGAACAGCAGCGGCCTGCGGTTCAGCGGCCCAGTCAGCTGCGTGATCTTAGGCCAGTCTCGCATCCCGACCACCTTGCCATCCGCGTCGACGTTCCACACCGTGGCGACCAGGAACTCTCCCTCATGAAGCTCGTCGACCAGTGGTCGCAGGGTTTCCCCCTGGTGGACCACGTCGTCGCTCTGGCAGACCAGCACGTCGCCCCTAGCCATCCTGTAGCTCAGGTTCCTGGCCACTGCGGGGTTGCGATACCCAGGCTCCCTGTCGATCCGTGCGTAGCGGATCGGGTACTTCCTGCACAGGCACTGAGCCGAGGAAGGCCCCGCGTCGTCTACCACGACGACCTCGAAGTCGAACGCGGTCTTCTGGGAGAAGATGGACCTGAGCACCTTGTCCAGCACCTCAGGCCTGCCATAGGTCGCCATGCACACGCTGACCTTCATCTGAGCCGCTCCGTTCTCAACACTGATGTTCTCAGGTAGTTTCTCACGTCCTTCGCCCTGTCCCAGTCGATCAGGTCTCGATCCACGCAGTAGTCGTACAGTCGAGTACCTCTCAGCGGGTAGAACACCGTGTCCTGCACCAGGTCCGGCCTCAAGAGACTGTTTAGACCCCGCGTCTTCTCGGTCAGCTCGGCGTCGTAGGACACGGGGAACCCATGCATGTAGAAGGCGTAGATGAACATGTCGGGGATCGTCCTCAGCAACTTGAACGCCTCGACGATCTGACCGTTCGTCATGTTCCTGTTGAGGAACTCCCTCCTGAACTTCTCGTCCCCGCACTCCACGCCCATCGACACGTAGCAGCACCCCGTCTCCTTGAACAAGTCGACCACCCTCTGCGTGATCGTCTCTACCCTGGTCATGCACCCAAACGGCAGACCGACCTCCTCTTTCACACGACGAAATAGCATTTCGACATACTGCTGGTCGAACAAGATCATCTCGTCGCCGAAGTAGAGGAACTTGGCTCCGTGGCGGTCCCTCAGGTCGATCAGCTCGTCGACGATCGCGTCCACTCTCTGTGTCCTCAGGTAGCCCTTGCCGTAGAGGCTGAGGTAGCAGCCGTTGCAGCAGTAGGTGCATCGGTAGGGGCACCCACGGGTGGCGAACACGTAGGTGAACCCGGGCTTGGGGCCTGACCTGACGATGGACTCCTGGCGGAAGAGGGTGTAGTCGAACGGGGGCAGCTTATCCAGGTCGGTCGCTGGCCTGACGGGGTTGACCACGACGGATCCGTCCTCCAGTCGGTATCCCAAGTTCCTGACGCCCTGCACGTCCCCCTCAGGGAGCCTGTCCAGGAACTCGACGACGAACTCCTCGCCCTCCCCTACGCAGACGTAGTCGACCGCAGGGCACTCCTCCAGCACCTCTCCTCCGGCGATCGTGGCGTGGATGCCTCCCAGCAGGACGGGGATGCCCAGCTTCTCCTTGACTCCCTCGGCCGTCCTCCTGGCCTGTGGGTAGAGCAGCGTGGAGGCCGAGATCAGCAGCACGTCTGGGGAGCTCTCGACGACGCTCTCGATCACGTCCTTCTCGGACTGGTAGGCCGTGTCGTAGAAGGACACGTCGTGCCCGGTGACCCTGGCCATCGTGGCGACGTAGCCTGCGCCTCTGCTGACCATGCGGTCATCGTTCGGGTAGACGAATGCGATCTTCATGTCATCCCCAGTTTCTGCACAGGTGGAGGCAGTCAGCGTTGGAACCAGCTCGCAGGCTGTCCCTGAACTCTACGTACTTCTCCCCGTTCCAGATCTGTTCCCAGGGCTGCTCGAAGATGTTGCCCATGTCTTTCTGGGCACCGCCCATGAAGCAGCAGGGGAAGATCCGACCGTCATAGTTGACGACGGTCTGACTGTAGGGAGCAGCGCAGTTAGGCATCCGTCGAGAGATGACTTCGACACGCTGGTCAGGTGAGTAAGCCACCTTGCAGGAGTCTCGGTCATTGCCCATGATCTCCAGAGCCTCATCCAAGCACCTGCGATTCTCGACGCTCTCCAGCATGGGCAAGTCCGCGTCGTAGACCTTCAGCCCTGCCCCTTCCGGCTCGACCAGCGGAGTCAGCTTCAGCTGGTCCGCGCCGATCTCTCGGCAGAACCTGGCGACCGCTGGGGACTGTCTCACGTTCTTCTCCGTCAGCACCACTGTGATGACCACCTGATAGTCTCTGGGTCGACGGCAGAGGGTCCTGAGGTTCTCCATCACGACGGGCAGGTTGCCCTTGGTCCCCGTCAGCTCGTCGTAGACTGCCTCGTCAACCGTGTGGAGCGAGATCATCACGTGGTCTAACTTGCGGCTGCGAAGTTTCTCAGCGTTTAAGTACCTGCCGTTGGAGGTGAAGCAGACCTTGATTCCTCTAGAGGTGAAGAAGTCGGTCGCCTCGTCTAGGTGCGGCCACAGGCCGATCTCCCCAACGCTACCCAGGTTCACCAGCTTTGCCGTCTCCCACAGGGGTGCGCAGTCCTCGGTGATCCGTCTCATCGGCCACGGCTGGACGGGGTTGTCGTACAGTCTCTGGCTGCAGAACCTGCACTTGTAGTTGCAGACCGCATGGCTCAGTAGGATTACCAGCTCAGGTCCGGGCAGACTAGACATTTAACTGCTCCCAGATCTTGCCATTGCACAGACAGGCACCGCAGATCGACTTGTCGAAGCCGCGATGCTTGAAGAAAGAGTTGAAGTCCTCGTCGAACCCACATGACAAGGTCGCGTCGTCTATGCCCAGGCGGATCGCGTTGGCCTCCGCTGTACAGCAGTACCATACCCTGCCCTGGACGTAGCACAGCTCTCGCACGACCCGCCCGTCCCTGGCCTGCCGCTGGCTGCACTGGGCCGGCAGGAACGAGGGGTAGACGGAGGTGGGGCAGTCGACATGGGGGGCTGTGTTCCACGACACTCCCACCCCGTGCTTCTTGTGGCGGGAGATCTGCTGAGATGTAGCCTGGTTACGGGAGACGACGTATCGCAGGCTATGACGATTGGCTACCTTGATCGACAGTTCTGGATGACTACCGTTGGTGATGAGGGTGACTTGATCGGCGATGCGGCTGTCCACCAGTCGGTCTACGGCAGACTCGAACAGGGGCCACGTGGTAGGCTCACCGCCCGTCAGCTCGACGAACGCGAAGTGGATGCCTCTCTGCTGGCAGGATCGGATGAAATAGTCTAGCTCCTCAGACCCCATCTCATAGTCCGGGTGGGCAGCCATGACTGTAGACTGGCTGCACTTGGGGCACCTCAGATTGCATCGACTAGTCACCCACAGGACCATCCCCATGGCCGCGTCTTCCTGTGAGACGTCCGGGTCGATCAGCCTGCCCCACTCTCGGTCGAGGTTGCGGGTCAGCTTGCCCTGGCGGCTCTCTCTTAGCCTCACGTTGTGGTAGAAGCCTGGCGTCGCCTTGATCTCCTCGATGCTCTTGCGACCGTGGTAGAGATGCACTGCCTCGCACCCTGCCGGGGCATAGCGATAGTGGCAGCCCAGACTCTTCAGCCTGTCCAACAGGTCACAGTCCTCGCTAGCCACCCCGATGAAGTCCTCGTCGTAGCCACGGATGCTCATCAGGTGCTCTCTGCGGATTGCCATGCAGAATGGCACGTCGGGGTTGCACGGCCAGAATCCCCTAGGTCGCTGAGCCTCACGTACCCTGTCTAGCACCATCCTCCTTAGAGCGACTGCCTCATCCGTGTCATAGGATGATGCCTTCAAGGCCTGTATGAGCAGCCCATCGTCGTCGTACACCTCGTGCAGCGTGCTCAAGGCGTAGGGGTCTTCCAGTGATCCCTGCACCACCGCTCTGAGAGTGTCTCCTAGGTGGAAGACGTCGCTGTTCGACAGGATGACGATCTCCCCCCTGGCTTGCCTTATCCCCACGTTGGCGGCAAAGCCCATGCACCTCCAGTAGAGGCTGTGGCGGTGTCCGGTGTGAATGTAGCGAACGTTTAGACCCTCAGAGGCGTCGGATCGGAGAGCGACGTTCTCCGTCTCGTCGTGCAGTCCGTCGTTGACCACGAGGATCTCCAGGTCTAACCCAGACAAGTCCTGCTCGCGGATGGACTTGAGCGAGTAGTAGAGGTACTCACTGCGGTTGTAGGTGGTGATGACGAGGGATACCTTCATCTGCTGCACTCCTCCCACTCGGCCTGCCACCGTCTCACGTAGACCATCCTGCGGTCGTCCTTCGGCAGGCTGTGACTCCACGGCTTGGCGTTGGCCCCGGTGAAGTGGACCAGTCGCTCCGTGCCTAGTTCCATCCTAGGGTAGTGGCCATCCGTGCAGGCGTTGTACTCCAATGGCAGCCAGCCCGCCTCTTGTTTGGTCATCTGAAACCAGTGGTTCAGGTAGCCCTGGTCTCCGCCGTCATAGCTCTTGAGTTTGCCGTCCTTGATCGAGAACAGGAACCCGTCTAGATCGAACCTGTTGAACACCATCACCCCGCCGTTGAACAGCAGTCTTGGGTCTAGCCCGATCCCCTCAATGACTTGACCGTAGTAGATCTGGCTGGCCACGTCTCTCACCGCGTAGAACGGCAGAGACGAGACGTGGTCAGACCACAGCAGGCTGCAGTCACCCACGCAGAGGACGTCGGAGTCGATCAGCACGACGCGGTCAAACCCCAGCGTCAGCGAGAAGAACTTGTCGGCCACTACTGGGAAGTTCTCCTGGGAGACAGGTATCCCCGAGTAGTCCTCAGTGATCTCCACTGCCTCGGCGAAGTCGCAGCGGTCCATCCCCATCACGACCGGGGTATAGTCGTGGTTCTTTCCATGCTTCCTCAGGGTGTGGAACAGCACCTTGGCCCCTCGCCAGTACTCACCCTTGGCCAGCGTGACGACTGCGGTCTTCATCAGACGAACTCCCGGTGGGCTACGGAGGTCGGGCTGGAGAGAACCTTCAGCAAGTCATTGTACTGCTGGTAGTAGCACCGACTGCACCAGACTCTTCTGGGGCTGACGTCTCTGTAGACCGACTCTAGGTCGAGGGCGCTCCCCATGCACAGCTCGTCTGGCAGGTCCTTGCTCATCGGCTCGAGGGCGTACTGCACCCCGCAGCACATGTACATCCAGAAGTCCGGCGACACCAGTGGCTTGACGTATCCGATGAGGCAGTCCTTTCCCCTGGTGAACTCTTTCCGGGGCTGGTAGATGACGATCCTGTCGACGCCCTGGATCGACTGCCTGACCCGGTCGAAGGGAGCGTCCTCCGGGTGCATCAGGTCCCCCACCAGCCGGACGTGGGTGAACCCATGCTCGTTGGCGAACTCCACTATCTCGCGTATGCTGGCATAGTCAGGCTGGCCGCCTATCACGTAGCTGAAGGCCCAGTCAACCGAACTGGCAGACCCTACGACTGTCCTCAGAGACTCCCTGTACTGAAGGGTGAACCTCCGGTCGTCCCCGTGGCTGATCCTGCACCAGGTCAACTTACGAAGAGTCTCCACCGGCACTCTAGGAAGCAGCAGCCCGTTCGTCACCAGGCCGACCTTGACTCCATGCCTGCAGAACTCGTCCACCATCTCTGGCAGGTGGGGGTGGCACAGAGGCTCGCCTCCGCCGGTGATGGTCACTGCCTCGCAGCCCATCTCCGAGAACTTCCGGATGACGGAGATCGCAGGGTCGATCGGCATCTCAAGGCTCTTGTCTCGCTCGGAGCACGAGCAGAACTTGCAGCTCAGGTTGCATCGGTTCGTGGGCATCCACTGCACATGCACTGGCCTCAGTCTCCCTGGGTCCTCCAGCATCAGCAGCTTCAGAGGCAGGGAGTCGGCAGACGTGTAGCTCGCTCGCTTGTCTAGCATCTCTTCTCCAGCAGGGTGAGGGCGTCGAACTGCTCGCCTGGAAATGTTCTGGCGTCCTGAATGTAGTACTTCGGGTGCAGCCTGCCGGATGAGTCTTTGCCGATGCTGGTAGTCTTCCCGACGTGCTGCACCAGGCTGGGGTTATGGACGTACTCGGTGAACTTCGACTCGACCACCAGCCCCTGCTGTATGGCCCCGTCGATGTTCTGGTTGCCGTTGCGCAGCTGAGGTTTGACAGACATGATCGGGCTGGTCAGCAGGGAGAACATCGCTTGATGGTCAAACACGAGGGCCACTGCGCCTCTCCCCAGCTGGTCAGACTTCACCCATCCCTTGGGCTGGTCCTTCACCTTCTTCTCGTTGGTGAAGAAGGTGAACAGGTTGAGGTAGCTGTTGGCAGGGTACTCGGCCTGCTCTAGGTACTCCCGGAGGCTGCGGCAGGCCACCAGATCATCCTGGAAGACGGCGTATCGCTGAGCCCTAGGCTCTAGGATGTACAGTTCCCAAGCGGCCAGGGCCCAGTTGCCAAACGCGCCGACTGGCCGGGACCTCCTCGTGATCTCTAGCGTCGACGAGGGGACTTCACCCGGCCCGTCGACGAACAGCCTAGGGGAATCGAACCCAGCCTCTGCCAGTGACTTCAAAGTCCTTGGCAGCAGGGTACTCAGCCTTTGTGAGCAGGTCACGACTCCGTAGGACCACTGCATAAGATTCGCTCCTTACGCCTCGCCAGGTATATCGCCAGGTAGACTATCCCCGTCACCGAGTATCTCTCGAAGGGTAGACCCCTGGCTTTAGCCTCCTCTTCTAACCACCCCACGATCACGGCGACATGCTCTGCGCACCAGTCCGGCCCCTCCTCGTCCATCACCATCGCTCTCTGGTCACAGCTACATCCGTCCTTAGAGTAGATTCCCACCTTGGACAGCAGCCGCTTCAGCTCCGTGCCTGGTCCCACGCCTACCACCTCGGCTCCTTGTAGGTGCAGTGCTCGGTGGCCATCTTCGCCTTGTTCGTCAGCGGGATCGTGCCTGAGTTCACTCGGCACCCGCACAGCTTGCATCTTCCACCCCATTCGGCGAGATACTTCCCGCACTCGTTGGACTGGCAGATCGCCACGATCGCGTCGACCTCCTCCTGCGTTCGCACTGGTCGACCAGCCTTGTTCCACCTGAAGATCGCCTGGCCCCAGTGCATGACGTCGGCTGCACGTAGTCCGAGCACCTTCGCGCCTTCATCTAGTTCCTTCGTCTGCTCTTCCGTCATCTTCGGGAGAGGTCGTGTCGCTGCAACGGGCATCCCTCCGCCTATCTTGCACCGGTAGTGCATCTGCTCGACCGGGCCGGTCCAGTTCGACGTGATGATCCGTCCACAGCCTTCTGTCTGGCATTGGAACGTCCTCTCGCCTGTCTGTTTCAACACGCACTCGATCATGTACAGGATTCTCCACTCGGAGCAACTGAGAGTCCAACACCCAGTGCTTGGATGATGGCGATAGGTAAGGTATTGCCGAGCCAGACAGCCGTGTCTGAGTCAAACTCACAATCGAAATACTCGCACCAGGACCATGACCCCCAGGATACGTCACTGCACTCTCCGCGTGATCCCTTCGTGATGTTTACCCATGCGAGGGCGTAGGGGGAACCTTCGCACGTTATAGAGAGGCAGTCATATCCAGGATCGTCAGCTAGGTAGTCCCACCACCCACCGCTCAGGTACTTGCCGATCTGATATCGGATGGTGACGTTGACTCCGCAGATTTCAAAAGTCTCATGGTATTCACACGGACTGTTCCACCGTGTGATCTCATAATAGCCGTCTAGTTCGCAGTCCTCCGGCGAACCCACGACGGTGTTGGAGATGTGGACCATGAGCTTGTTGGGTTGGCAACCCTTGCATGAGTGCCCCACCCCACTGAGACTGCACCTCCACCCGCCATCCCAATACTGTTCGCAGTTCGCGTTAGCGTAGGCCGTCACAGTGGCAGTACCACCACCTGCCGTGATCTCTGGTAGCTCGAACGACCCAGTGTTGCAGTCAATCGGGGCCGCGAAGTCGTCCTCGAACTCTGCGATGATCCCTGGGTCCGTCAGGTTGGTGGGGTCGCCAACCAGCCTCAGGTTGATCGTCGCAGTCCCACTGTCTTCTGTGATGCTCAACTGTGCAGTGAAGCACTCGCCGAACGAGCAGTAGTACTCCTGTTCCCAGACGCATGATGTATCTGGGTCCCAGTCCGGAGGCAATTGCAAGTCAAGGAGGTTGACAGACCTTCCGTTGTACAGTTCAGTCGATGAACCGGTGAACGTAGCACGCCAGCATTTTGCAGCCTCGCTGCTTCCACACGCCGTGCATGTCTCCTTGGGAGGTGGAGGAGTGTAACCTCCGGTCGGGACGACGCAGGAGTCCCCCGACGTGATTGTCATTCCGATCGTTTCACACTCGTTTACGTCATCATATATGTCCGGCTCCCAGTATGTGCCTGGGGACACCACATAATCATCGAAGTAGATCGAGAACTTGTTGTACTGTTCTTCACAGCTACCAACACTCCAACTTAGGAAATGCCAATACATTGTCCTTGAAAAGTTAGCCCAACTCTCGTAGGACACATCGGGAATTAGACGTTCTCCGTCGATTGAAGATTGGAAGATTTCTGCTGACTCACCTGCAAGGAGGACTAGATCACGTCCGGACCACTCATTGCTACCAAACGATCTAGGATTTAAGTAAATAATAAGTGGCATATCGCAGAATGTTCCACGATATTGATAACGTTCGAGTGACCTGACGAATGGAACTTCGTACTCTCCATTGATCGTCTCCTCTTCACCGCATGGACTGCCAGTCGTAAGAACAGTATTTGAGATAGTGACGATCAATGAGCCAGGAAGACAGTAAGCGGGTCGAGTGCAGTAATCAGTGCCTTCCGCAGTGCAACCGAAATTACTACTGCACCACGTTGGAGGCCAGCAGGGGTCGAGATTCTCGTACCAATGACCACAAGTCGGTGGGTCTAGAAAGGCACCATAGGCCGTGTAGTAGTCGTAGTAGTTGCTTCCACAGGAGTCGGTTGCCGTGATCGTCGCGGTTCCAGTGTGCCCAACCAGATCAGCATCTAAGACCAGCGAACCGTTCACACAGTCCACCGGGTTCTCGATAGCGACTGAAAATGAGGTAAGCGTGGCTCTCGGCGAGTAACAGATGTTATTCAGGTTGTAGACTTTCAACCAGGCCTCACCAGACCCGATACCCAGCATCAGATAGAAGCATCCCTTTGGATCGTCTGACTCGCAGAACCTTAGGTAGTGCCATCCGCACTGCGCACTAGCGGGATTCATGAGTGGGTCTGTAGACTGACCGTGGTCTGCTGCATCAATCTCCATGTTCTTTAGCGAGTAGGTCCCATTGATCGACACTCCGTCGATCATCAGACCAGACCCAGCGATCGTCACCTCCCAGCACTCTGGTATCTTCCCGTCAATGCACGCCTCGTCCTCGCAGTCAGACAGGGGAGTGGGCTGGGTGCAGCACGCCCCGATGCAGAGGCCGAACGGGACGTCGGATGAGGGAAACGTCATGCTCCGGTGCCTGTCCCTGCGATCTCTGTAGGACAGGGGCCCTGCAAGGCGTAGTACTTGCTGGCCATCTTGGCGACGAGGACTTTGTCACCGCTGGACCACTTGTACCCGGACGGCAGCAGCTTGGAGGGGAGCACGTTTGATCGGGTTCCCCCTTCGTCCAGGTTGACGGTTACTCCCACGGTGTCCCCATACTCTAGGTCAGCGGTCAGGTCTCCCCACTCGTGATCCTCAGCGGTACTAGCTCCCCCGGTGACGGCGATCCAGTTCCCCCGCTTGTCGGCCACGACCAGGAACCAGGAGTCGCTGATCCCGGTGCCGCTGATGTTGAAGACCAGCTTGTCGGCACCGCTGATGGGGATGAGGTCGTAGCGAGTATTGTCCGAGTCGTAAACGATTTGGTAGACCTCGCAAGACTTGAACCCTGGGTGGTCGTATTCGCCCTCCCCAGTCCCCTCAGTGAGTGCCTCGATCTCACCGTCCTGTATCCTGGCCACGTAGACTTCGGGCGTGCCCAGCATCGTCTCCGGGCTGCCGTGCCTGATCGACGTAGAGCGATGCGCCGCCAGCAGCCGGCGGATGTCGTCACGATCGTCTTCGGACAGGATGTAGATGTGGTCAGGCACCAGCAGTTACTCCGGCAGGGCTGCGACTGTGTATCGGGCGGTCTCATGAGCGCAGTTGACGTAGATCATCTTGGCGTCCTTCGGGGTGAACCGGATCGTCTCCCCAGGGAGCACCAGGATGTGAACTACCTTACCAGCGTCGAAGGAGAGCTGGAGTACTCGGCTCATCACTTCGGCCTTATACTCCTCGGTGGGAACGACAGGGAACTGCCCTTCCTCGTTCTTGACCAGCAGCATCCCGACGGAGTCTACCCACCCAGTGTCTAGCTGCTTCCACTCCTCCGTGGCGACTCGATGCCGCTCGTAGTGCTGCTCGTTGGACTTCAGCTCCCGGTGGAATCTGGAGGAGTCCCCCAGCACGGTGACTGGGGAGAGCCCGGCAGGCTGGTGGTAGACTGTCTCCACCACCGTCACCATGCTCAGTGCTTGGGGGGCCAGGACGAGTCTCGCCTCAGCAGGAAGTTGGTCGCTCACGGGTTCGCTCCTCGTGTCAGGTCATGCCTCGAACGCTTCGACTACCACGTTGCACGGGGCAGTGTCGGCCATGAACCTCATGGTGTTCGTCACTGCGCCTGTCGTGCCCGTTCCCGTGCCAGCCTGGGCGTACTCTTGCCCCAGCAGCCGGCTGAGCCTCATCAGGTAGAACTCGCCGGGCAGGATCTCTCCCAGGGGGTAGAACTTGTCCGTCTCGGGGTCGGCTATCCCGTAGGAGACGTAGTTCGTCGGGTCCTGGTTGTAGATCCGGCACAGTCCTGGTGTAGCCAGCTCGGAGAAGTCCACGTCAGTCCCGTGGACGGACACGGCGAAAGCGCCCGGGGCAGGACCCTTAGCACCCGTCACCGTGGCGGTGAACTGGGTCGGGTAGCTGCGAAAGGTGACGATCGGGATGAGCCCGGTGGTGTCAAACTTGTCGATCTGCAGGCTGAGCTGCAGCTTAGCTTCTCCACTCATCTCTCTCTCTCCTAGAAAGTCGTCGGGATTCCCAGCAGGAGGAAGTTGCTCTCGCGGTAGTACTGGCACACCTTGGTGGCCGGAGCCCCAGAGAACCCGATCGGGACCAGCGAGGCGTTGGCGGGTCTGCCGTACCCGTCGAGAGCTACCTTGCAGTGCTCGTTGTCCATGCTCTTGTAGGCGGCGAACTGCTCCTGGCCGACCGTCCCAACAGTGGCGGGGGTGGTAGTATGGACGCTGGACAGGTCCTTCCACATGCCGTAGAAGGAGCTGCTAGAGTCGGTGATCCAGGTGCCTCTCAGGCACATGCTCCCAGAGTCTGCCACCTCACGGTCGTGGCCTATGATATTGCCGTTTTTGTCCTGGTTGTAAAAGTCCACCTCGAACTCGAACGTCCTGGTATAGTAGAAATTGCACGTGCCGTACACTTTGCGGGACCAAGGGGCGTTCGTCAGCTTGATCGTCCTCACGGGACATCCCCAGAGGATGGACCCGTTGACCGTGTTGACCATCGTGGAGAACGTGGAGAGCCCCAGGGAGGCGACGTTCTGCTCGATCCTCACGGTGGGTTTGACGTAGTCGAATGTGGTGGCTGCGCCTATCAGAGGCTCATTCGCGGAGGATACTAGTCTGTAGCCGTTCCTGTCATACCTTGCTTCCCACTGGCTGCGGTTGAAGCTGCCGCTCACCTTCATGGGCTCCAGCAACGGGTCCTCGA